TTAGAAAGTCTTTAATACTTTTCATGTTCTCTTCTCTGATAGTATTATATACACCATAACTCCCACAAAACCTATTCCTAATATTAATGTTATTATGTCATACATTGTTCCTAAATAAACTCCATCTTGTCATATACAAATCTGCCATATGCTTCGTTGAAAACATATGTTGGTATTTTCTTTGTTCTAATTGAACCATCTGTCATTTTGATATGTTGTGGTGTTCTAGTCATAGTTAAAACATTCTTTCTTACGAGCTCTGATATGGATGAATGTATTGTCATGAATTTTGCATTAGGATACCTCTTAACAACAAAACCAAATATCTCACTTCTTGTTACTTGTCTCCTGGGGAGTTCTGATAATAAAGAGCCTAATATTTGTATATGAGACTGTGTTGGCGCGGTCATCTTATCTGCATCCTTTGTACCTTCTCCATCTCTGGCTCTGTTCCATCTACCTCCACATGTGGGACATGAAATTATCATATTATTCTACCGTAGGTATCTTAATATAAATGTTTTATACATTCTCTAAACTCATTATTAGACACCAATATCAGAGTTTCTATATCTCTGAATACTAGCTATCCTACCTATTAGTACACCTATAACAAAAGCACATATGGCTAATCCTATGGCAATTACTTCATTCATCATGTCTTGTTAGGAATACTATATGATTTAAAGAATTTGTTATAAACTCTTTTCTAACTCTGCCATCTTACGTTTCATTGTCTTACAGTCTTTATCTGTACACATACATATAGTGTTAAAACTTCTCTTCAAACTGCAGTGGTCACATATTATACCATCCATCATCATTTTGATGCTGAGGCCTTCTCCGTCAATCTTACCTACTACCTTATTACATTCTGAGCAGTATTCCTTGTCTCCTATATGTATCATGCGGTGGACACCTAATAATTCTAGGCCTTTAATTAGCTTTATAGTAACTTTGTCATCTATACTGGCATATTTCTTTGTTCTCATATCATTTATATATGACTCTAGTTTCTTCAGTCCGTCTCTTTCCCTCTTTTCATGGTCTAACTTCTTCTGTATCATAACATACCACTTTATGGTATATTGTAATATAAGCGTTATTATTGTATAAACGGTAAGTTTATTTACCATATAGTAATCTTATTTACCATGATAGTAGAAAGATATCATTGTAATGACGAAATGGACCTATTGGGAAGAAATGAACAAGGCTATTGTTTCGAATGTAGAATCTGCGGTTTTCGAGAATATTCGTTGGATGTTACTCTACCTACAACTCCTGAAGAAGTACCTAGGACAAGCATGACAGAATATAATTTGGGTGGGACTATCTCTAAAAACATAAAAAAATAGTCATGAACCGGGCGGTATTACCTATTACTTATAACACATATATAAACCTTTACTTACACATATCATTATACTTCCACCTGGCAACATACCCAGAATCTTCATTATTCACTATATATTCCATCAACTGTGCACACGACCAATCTCTTATAAGTATCTTCTCTATAGCTATGTCATAATTAACTAACACAATAATGGTAATAGCTAAAAATACGAACAAACCAATAATAACGGCTAATATTTTTACAAAGTCTCTATCCATACGGAGTGTTGGTGTACGGACTAATATAATTCTTTACTTTTATCGTTATTCACTCGCACACCTACAAACCCCCTACCTATTGGCGTCAAAATGTTTTTGCTTCCCCTAACTCAGTTAGTAGCCTTCTATAAGGCTAGTATGAAACATATATATAACCCACACACAATACGGTGTTATAACGATAGGTATATATGTAGGTGTGAGGCGTATAATCTGGGTCTATTGGTAGTGCCTAATATAGGAACGAAGGTGTAGTTAGTAGTGTAATTAGAGAAACGAGAATATTAGAAACCCCTCCGAGAGTGCCTAAAATCGTTCATAAATCGAATTTAGAAACATTCGTGCCTAAACGACCGACTTGACGACTGGAATCGTGCCTAAACTATATAAAGAAAAAAACCAAAAGGGTTAAAAGCGACAGGCACGAAATGACCCCGATGACAAAAATCGTTTCCAAACGTAGACAACTGGAAGAGGAAAACGCTCTTCTAAGAGAAAAAATCGCCCTATTAGAACAGTCTTATAAGCAAGACACACAACTAATAAAGGCTATGACACCTGCTGTTTCAAACAAGGTGTATCCAGACGTTAAGGTAACGGATAGGATAGTCGCAACCAATATTGAACCAGCGACAGATGCACAAATTCAGGCAGGCAGTTATGATGTGCTACGCAAATACGCACAACATATCAAACTAGTGCCTAGTTTTGGAGGTAATGCCTTCATATTACATTCAGATATGAAGCTCCCTCCTGAAGAGTTTTGGGCATTAAATCAACACCACTCACGAAATGGCATCTGGATATATGGCAAAAGAGCGTTCGGATACAAGGTCTACGTAATGAAAAACAATAAACCGATATTGGACAAAATAGCCCAATGCGGAATAGAAATCCCCTCAACACAGGTATAGGGCATATAACCCTATATCTTCCTTTTTATTAATATAATATACGACTACTGTAAGGTATGAAGCAAAACACAAAATCACCCATTACTAGTGTAAGGCTAGGTGTAGGTGTATGTAAGAGGTCGTTCTTCTTTATTATATGTGGAGAACTGGTTTCTTACTCAGTTGAACCAGAGGGTTTTTAAACCACCACGACCGTTATAAATCCCCTCTCCACAATTTTCTCCAATCTTGTATTAGACACGACTACTTATTAGTATGCCAAGAAACACATACACAGATATGGAGAGTAATGATGTCTTTCCATTAGGTGAGGCAAAGCTCATATACCTATATAGGGTAGATAAGCATATAAGCCTCTCTTCAGTAGCTAAGAGATACTAGCTACCCCTCTTTTTCTTTATTATATGCGAATACCGTAAGGTATGAATCAAAAAGAGCTAGAATCTGTATTGGATAAGATAGGAGAGCTAGATGTGGCATTACTATCTACTGGTGACCCAATAGATACTAATGGTGTGGTATTTAGGACACGAGCTAATCTTATAGATTTGGTATTAGAGCATAATTGGGAACATGCTAGAATGCATAAGAGTAGAACTGGTAGCCACTAATACACCCACTTTTTTCTTTATTTAATTGCGAATATCGTAAGATATGGTTAAATTTGCTATTGTAGGTAGCTCTAAGGCTAAAGAAACAACAAATGTAATGAAAACATTACATAATATTATTGGACAATTTAATCCTAAACATGATATATTTGTATCTGGTGGAGCTAAAGGTATTGATAGTATAGCTGAAGATATTGCAACTCGGTTAGGATTTAAGACTGAGATTTGTTACCCCGCGTATGAAGGTTGGGAGGCATATAAGGTTAGAAACATGACAATATCTAACATTTCTCAATATTTATATTGCGTGGTATTAAAGGGTAATGATGAATTTTGTTATCATTGTAAATCAGGAACTCATAACCGTAGTGGTGGATGTTGGACATACGAGTATGCAAGGAGAATTAACCATGCTAGTGTATTTAGGTTGGAGGTCTAATACGATATGAACAAAGGGTTTAAATCTCGCCATGCCGAAAAGTGCCTGATGACCGCAAAACCGCAAATATACCCAAGAGTGAAGCGTTTACTAGATAGTGAGGTTTTACTCTATGTGTAATGGATTATGTATATTAAAAGACCCCACAATATTTGAAAAGTTGTGTAATGAATGTGAATTAGATATGTTAAATGGAAAGGAATCAGAGGTAGAGGAACAATGACAATGAGAGAAGCATTTTGTATTACGTGCAATAGGATAACAGCACATAATAGAAAGGGATGTGATGTGTGTAAGAGAACAATAGAAATGGATATTAAAAAGGTTGAGATAAAAGAATATCTTATACCCCCAACTGAAAGTGTGCGTGAAGATACAAATAAAGGAAGTGTAATACAGAGTATGGACGGTGGGTTTTTATACCGCCCTGCCGAAAAGAAAGCCATGCCGACAAGCACAGAAGCAAATGGAATAGATTTGACAAGATTATCTAAATCACAGATAGTTAATCTAGTTAATACAGGTCTAACTCCATCTGCAAAACTAAAACTGTTCTCACAAGCACAACAAACACCTACTCCTGAATCATTAGAGAAGCAGGATTATGTAGATTTGAAGAGAACAAGTAAGGGTGCGACTATTAAGAGTTTCATAACTCGTAATAACTACGCATATCTCACAGGACATCAAATGATGAGCTACCTAAAACCATCCAATAAGGATGAGAATGGAGTAGTTAAGGAAAGCAAGGGATTTATGTTCGTTAAAGACGAGCATTTATCTGAATTTATTAGAGCTTTCCAATCTATTGGTGCTCAAGTAAATTGGTTGGTTAAAATACCTGCCAATGCTGATGAGATTCCACAAGTAGCAGAGTAATACTCTCTACTTTTATTTTTTTATATTATTGATTTCTAATAGTGTGAACTATTGATATGCAGACAACTAGAAAGGATGTGTGTATTTGTAGTGGTAGAGGTTCAATTTCCTACCATGAATACAATAATGGTGTGTTTCGCAAGATTAATTGTTTTGTTTCACCTACAATACACACACCCCTAGACATTTATGGAGATATAATATAATGAAAAGTGAAACACCTGATAATGTAGAGTTTTTTAATATAACACTTGAGGATAGTAATGGAATGATTAGTGGCACAACTAAGGTAAATGTTTTTAATGAGGCACAGGCATTAGCAGTAATTAGTAGTTGTAATAATACCATTAAAGAGGTATTAGATTCTTTATTAGAAAAGAAATATGGTAGTTCTCCACGAAGTTATATAAATAAAGATAAGAGTTTTTATGGTGGTAGCGAAAGAACCCCTTATGATGACAATGATGACGGGAGTATAATATGACTAACATTGAAACAATATTAGTTCAATCCATATTTGCTGGTATTTCTTTGGTAATTACAGTTATAGCTTACAAACTTACAATAGGAATACCAAGAGAAAAGTGGTGGAGGTCATATAATTGAAAGCAAGAACAGAACATATATTTATGTTAGGTGCTGTTGGTTTCTATGTTCTTGATAAACTATTAACTGATATACTCAAATTGGAATCCATATATATAATAATAATATCAGTTATTGTGTTTTACTCATTTTTTGTGTGGTTTGATAGAAGATACGTATTATGCAGACGAAGTATGTTAGACAAAATAAACGGGGTGCAATTTGATTTATGATGGCGTTAACTATTATACTATTTGGTCTTTCTGCTCTATGTGTAGCTGGTGGTATTAAGTGTGCCCATAACCTTAGACATGGTGATTATAAAAATACTGATACTGGTTTTTATCAGGCAATGGTTGGTGTTCTTCTTACTACAGGATTTTGTTTCATTGTTATTGCACTATATATTGAGGGATTATTACAATGATAGGTAATTAATATGGTGGACATAATAAAGAGAATACTAACTGATGATTATTCTGCGTGGGGAAGGTTTGCCCTTAGAGTATATATAATATCTATGTTTGGTATTCTTTCTTCACCTATATTTGTTTTAATATTTGATAGTCTTGAGTTATGGGCAATACAAATTATATCATTTTTTTTGTTTCTTGTATGGGGAATGTATAAACAAAACATGGAGAGTAATAAAAAACATGGATACTGAAGCTACAAATAGAGAATCATTTGCCTATTTCTTAGGATGGTCTATGGCTAAAGTAAGTGATGGAGTACATTCTGATAGAGCGTCTTTCCTTATGGGATGGACATTCGCCAAAACATTAGGATTTACAAAAGAGGAATATATATTATATATGAAAAATATAAGACAACGTAATATTAAAGGAACTACATACATATTAGAAAACTATGATACTATAAAAAGGGGATTACAATATGACAGATAGTAAAAAACCATCTTGGATATGCCAACAATGTACTTATCCTAACACACCAGAAACACAGGAACGCTGTAATATGTGTGGTGAAATACGCAAAGAACCAGAACTTATTAAGGAGGGTTATCCCATAAGTGATTTAAAAACACTAAAATTATTAAGTAAAATTCATGATATAAAAACTATAATAATTTACTTTGATGGTAGTGGTGATAGTGGTAGTATTAATGATTTTCATTGTCTCCCAACATTAAAAGCAGGGTTTGTAACTTATAATGAACTAACTGATTATAAGAAGGATGAAATTGTTTCAGTTTCAGAAGATGTTGGTGGAAGAATAAAAGAAATGGGTTATTCCATATTAGAAAAATGTGGATTTGATTGGTATAATAATGAGGGAGGATATGGTGATATTAATATTAAATATGAACATGGGAAGGCTACATATTCTGTAGAGTTTATACAGCGTGTTATGCAAGAAGAAGAATCATCATTTAAAGGAGTGTTAAAGTAATGGCGGTGGATTTGCATGACCTTTTGTTGTATTGTATAAGGAAACACTATGAAAAGAGGTGTCCCTCCCGAGATGAATGTGATTGCTTTGCTTCTTATCATGATAAGATTAAGGATATAATGAAGGGATATGAGTAGAAATACTAATCCATCCAATAGTATAGAATCAGAATATTATGAGAAGAACCGTAAATCTATTTGTAATAAATACGGAGGGAAATGGATTGCAATACTAGGTAAGAAAATAATCGCAAGTGACAAAGGAATAACACAACTCTATGAAAAAGTAACATCATTAAATCATAAAACACCTTTGATAATGTTCATACCTGAAACAGAGGTACAATTACTTTGAGCAATACCAACACAACTGAATGTAATCATGAGTGGGATTATGCTAATGAAACTACAAAGGATATTACTCAAACAAAATTCGAGTTCCATACACCATGTAAGAAATGTGGGAAAATTCAGATAAGTGAGGCTTGGTTATCTTGACAGATGCACTAGAACGTAAAGAGGTGGAATTGAAACCATACTCTCTAACAGAATTTGAACATGATTACTATAATGTAATGCAAAATCTTAGAGGTGCTTTGATTTGTTGTGACACGATACAAGAAAAAATTAGATTACGAAAAGCAGAATTTCCTTCATGGAATGATAAATTCTGTACTCTTATTACTTATCAGTCTAAAATTAGCCAGTCGTATCATGCTTTTGAGAGGAATAAAACTTGAGCAATACATCTCACATAGATAGTAAATATAAATATGCTCTTAAATTTGGATTAATGCTTTGTGGTATTTATACTGTAATAATAACAACTGTGGTATTAGTGATTTTAAAATGAGTAAAGTTAGAATATGTAATTGTAAGGAAGAGATAAAAGACCCACGCCTTCTTATATGTACAAGATGTGGTGAGGAATTAAAGACTAAAACAGAGGAGAGAAATATAGATGATATGCCAATAATGAGTGGGACTGATATGGAGGAATTACCGTAATGATTGTGTTTAGAGATAAGAGAACTTATGAAATAGCAAGTGTGTCATACTTTCTTAAAGCTTCTGCTATGTGGTGTAAGTTTGCATGGTTAAATATAAGAAGAAAAGATTATGATGAGGCTTATTATTGTTTATCACAGGCAATAGATGTACTACTATACATAGACACAGATGAGGAGGCGGTTTATCCATAATATGTATTTCTTAAAGAGTGACATGAAGATGTTTGATAAGGTATTAGCATTAAGACCAAATATTATAATAAAAACATTCTTTAACCTATTAGATAAGGGTGATTATGACACAGTAGAGTTTGATGTATATCTTCAAGTTTTTCGTCTATTATTAGGAATGTCATCACATTATCCAAACCCATTATGTGAAACATTAAAAGAGTGTATTGAATCAGGATGGAAAAAAAGAGAATTAGTAGAATGTAAAAAATGGAAATATTAGAGATGCACCCATATCTTCATGCCATTTCATCAGCAAGAAAGTTCGGTGGTATACCAGAAGATTACTTACATATACATAATTGGTTTGACTATTCTAAAAGAGCTATGGCAGATTATAGACATAGAGCATTAAGACACCATGCAGAGGGTATATTTGAATGTGAAGAAAAATATGGTATTACTATTAAAAATAGTGAAGGTAAATTGATACCAACTAGATTTATTGGTGAACAGCATGTTAAGGAAGATTTAGGGTGGATACCCAGTATGAAAGATTGGCTTATTAATATTAAAGCAGAGAAATGGATGATTAGAACCCCAACAAAAATAGAAGGATTTGAGAATGAAAAATAATGTAAGTGAACATGCAAAAAATACACATGATTGTGATTATGAGGGAAATCCAGCAAAAAATAAAACATGTAACTATTGTGGTAAGAGTATTTATTTGAAACCAACAAAAACTTCCAAAATAGCATTTGAATCTGAATTATTAAAATATATATCACGCCTTTCAATAAGTAGGAGTAATTATACAATAGACTATGATAGACATGAAATAATAATAGAAAAAGGATTTGTTATATATTGTTATGTTCCATTTCCTCAAGGTTTAGGATTTAAATCAATAGGGTGTAGAGGTGGTATGTTGGTTATTACTTTCAGTTATGAGTGGTTAGATGATAAAACAGAGTAATAGACCATTAACTGCGAGGGAGGACATTATGTTCACCGTGTTGAATGGTATAAAACCCATAAGTGATGAAGCATTAAAACTAGTTAAACATAGTATGTGTTTCTTCATGTCGACATTCTTCGTATGTATACATTATAAAACTGTTATATTTATAGCAGTAGGCGATGCTGATGATAAATGGAAAACTTTAAATGAGATTAGATATTCTCCCACAAGCACAAAAATGATTAGAAGATGTAAAGAATATCTTGGGATAAATGATAATAAATGACAAAATGTCCTAAATGTGATTATAGTAATACACCACCGCATATTAAAATATGTAACTATTGTGGTATAGAGTTACCACCTGAACATGATTTGGGTGACGAACAATATATTTCAAATAATAAATTATTAAAAGAGGAAGAGGAACAAATTAAGAATATATCTCTTATATTTAAAGCAAGGGATGGATTATCGTGTTGTGTTAAGAAACATTCAACTGATAGACATACAGATGGAATTATAATATATATTACTAAAAGTGAGATGGAAAATTATACTGGAGATTTATCTTGTTCTTTTAGTGAAATAAAAGAAAGATATTCATATTATCCTTATGCTGTAAAAACTAAGGGACATGACTCAGCACCAACCATATGGATGGAACACATAAATGTGAGATGATGGTGATATAATGATAACATATTTAATGTGTTGTAAAATAATACAGGGAGATTCTAAGAATTATGTTGAAGAATATGTTGAAGGTGCTTTGGTAGGACACAGACACAGAAGATGTAGTGCAAAATTCTATCAGAGTAAGACCGAGGGGTTTTTATCCACCGCAGACAAACCAGACGTGCCGAAGGGCGAAGGAACTAAAAATGAAATATCATAAAATAAGTAATAAGGATATACCAATGGATTATATTAGCAATCTATTTGAAATAGTAGAGCAAGATGATAGTAGGAAAACAAGTTTGGTTAGAGTCGATAGTAGTAAGATTAATATGGAAATAAAGCGTGGAAATATTTGTGAGGGTGAGAAGGATATAACAGGAAAGTATGTTGGTAATGGAGTTAATCCCCTAGTTGAACTAGGTAATAATGTTAGGGGGAGATATATTATGTCATCACCACTAAAGGGAATGGGATTAAGGATATGACACTAAATCAAAGAGAAAAGGCATTAGTTATGTCTGTATTGTTAAAAGATAGGTTGAGTTCAATGATAGATTCATCCATGAGTCAAGAAGAAAGGCAAGAACTATCAAGGTTCTTCTCTGTTATAACAGTAAAATTAGCAGAGAGATTAAACGTTGATAAAGAAACTTTGACGGAGGCAGTAGAGGATTTAATGTCATCAGGAATACCTAGATTGGCATTGGATGTATTAGATGAAATAGACCTCGAGTTAGAGAAACAGAGAGAGCAAAAAGAGTCAATACAAAATAGTAAGTTTGAATTATATGGTGATGGTGATATAATATAATGGGTTTTTTTACTTCAAAAAAGGATGATAATAATATGGTGGTAGATATGTCAATACCGTTAGGAGATAAACCAGATGTTGATATAACTGATATAACACGGAGGGATTTAGCCATGTTATATCTTGGTATAGCATTAGAAACAAGACGAAGCATTGAGAATAAACCAGAAATAAGGAATTTCATGATTAAAATACTAAGACGTGCAGTACTAGCTTCTGTTCCAGAATATAATCCAGAACAAATAAAACAGATACAGGATAATATAAAGAAGATGTTACTTAAAGGAGTATTAATGAAAGAGTTAGATAAAGCAGCTAATAATGTAATGCGTGGGAAAAATCCATTCGATATATAGTAAAGATATGAAACATAGTTTAGTTATGATGTATAAACAACATTGTATAATATGGAGAAAATGGTGATAGGTAAAGTAGAGAAACACACCACCACAACTAAGAGTAATGACATGAAGAGAAAAATAAAGTTATCTATAAATGAGGTAACAGGAACAATGACAAAAATGATGAAAAAAGAAACCACAAAATATGAAACTGGTAGAATACCAACAATAGATATTAGCTTCGACCAATATAGACCAAGAAAGTTTGGTAAATATATTGAGATAAATGGAGAGAAGGAATTAATTAAGGGTGCTATTGAAGAAGGATTACCACTACTCATTGAAGGAGATAAGGGTATAGGCAAGACAATGGCTATAATAACCGTATGTGCAGAGATGGGATGTGGCATAGTTCCTTATGCTTGTTCTAGTGGAACAACAATGGGAGATATACTAGGGAGAACACAACTTCGTGGTGATAACTCTGTGTTTGAATTAGGTGTGTTACCAAAGTCAATAGAGGTGGCAAATCACTTCAAGCGTGGGATATTATATCTAGATGAGCTTAGTTCCTTAGAACCAGAAATACAAAAACTATTGAATCCACTAATAGATGATAGGAGAGAGATAGTGGTTAATGATAAGGTGTACTCAATAGACAAAGATGTAATGTACACAGTAATAGCATCACAGAATCCAATAGGATATCAGGGAACTAATCCACTCAATGAAGATTTAAGGAGTAGATTTGTGGGTGAAGCGTGGAGATACCCACCATCAGTACAAATTGATAAGGTGATTGATTGGACAGATATAGACCCAAAGCATAGAAAACAACTATTGCAACTGGCAACAGATACTCTGTCATCAAGACAGAAGGGTGATGTGGAATATGTCATATCTATTAGAGATATTGCCCTATTTACCAGAGTTTATAGAATGTGGAAGAAAAAGAAAGATGAGAAATATCTTGAAAGGTCTATCCATAATGGCATATTAATAAAGTATGCAGAAATATCTGAGAGGGAACTAATTAAAACCCGTGCAGAGGAAACATTTGGAGTGAAGTTAGAATGAGTGGGGTAATAAAGAGAACGGATAAAGCAGAAGGAGAGGTATTAGACAGCGGTGAGGTATATATCCCCTCACTCCATATTTCTGAAGAAGATTTAATGGAAAGAACAAAAAACATATTTGAACAAGTTATAGGAGTTCCAATAATAATAACTGAAGATGATAAATGTAATTGGATTTCAATGGATGATAATGCCAAATCACACATAATAAATATACAAAATCCACCAGAACCAGAAATACCAAAACAAACAGCACTACACCATGAATTAGGACATTACTTCTTTAGAAGTCCAGTACAAAAAGCATTTGAGATATTAGAAAGAATGGCAGTTTCCGATTTTACTGAAAAGGAACAGGTATTTGTTAAGGAAATATACAAAACAACTTACAATTTAATAGAGGATCAAAGAATAGAATCAATGCTTGGTGATATTTATGAAGGAACAAATAATAGATTTCTTGAAATGAGGGAAGCATTGGGATATAGAATATATAAAGACATGAAAGATAAAGTTGATGACCCAATACATGCCCTACAAGCTTCAAGATTCTTCAATGAACACCTAGTTCCAGATAAATATAAAGAAGCATTAAGCACTATGGAAGATGTTAAGCTAACTGGTAGAAATGGTGGTATAGTAATGACTACAAAGTATATAGAAAACGTACTGAAACCATACCTCAAGTCCATCACAATACCAAATATAAAGGAACATAGAGGATGTAGCGGATGTAATGGAACAGGTAGAGGTTGTTCAAAATCACTATCAAAATTAAGTAATATGGGGAAAAGGTGTGAGAGAGATAATTCTAATTGTGACCATAGAGGTTTTGCAAATGTAAAACAGGAAAGTGATGAAGAAGGAGATATTGATGAAGGTATAGGTGATGATTTAGAAAGTGATGTAGATTCTCTTAAAAATCAGGGTCAAAAGGAGTTAGATAAGGCTAGAGAAGATTTAGAGAGAGTATCAAGAAGTTGGGAAAAAGAAAAATCATTAACTTATGAAACAACTAATATAGAAAGACCGACAGGAGAATACAAAGTAAATGTTAATGTGGCACAGGATATGAATAGAATGTTTAAACGAATACAGAATAAGACAAAACTAACTCTTGGACAGGATGGAGAATTTGTATCAATCCCACACGTTATACAAAGAAAGGCACAGGGATATGGTGATGTAATGATGAAAACTAAGAGGGTGAGTGGTCTTACTGTTCTAGTATCTATTGATGCAAGTGGTAGCATGGATTCACCAGATATGATAGGAGAAGCACGTAATATGGCAGCTACATTGTATAGTGCAATAAAGAACATTAAAGGAATTAATATGAATGTGATTGTTTGGGCAGGTGATGGCGGTAAAGATATTGGTATATCAGAAGCGGGAAGAATAAAAGAATGTGCAGGTATAACGTGCGATGGTAGCTATTATCAAACACCCACACCAATGGCATTAGACTATTCAACAAGAAGATTAATGGAGATGAAGGGTAACAAAAAGGTCATGTTCTTCATAACAGATGGACAACCTGCCTGTGGAGGATATGATACAGAATACCTAACAGAGATGTCAAGAAAGGCAGTATTAAGAGCAGAAAGAATGGGAATTAAAATGATGGGTGTATTTGTTGGTAGTGATGAAGATAATATGAAAAGAATATTTAAGAGTAGATATGCCCGAGCACCTACAATGAAGGAGGCAAACACTTTAATAACTAAGAAGTTTAAGGATATAGTGCTTAAGCAGGTGAAAAGACGTTAATGTTATATTCAATGAGTATAGAAAGGTTGGCGAGGAATATAGAAGATTTAGAAGAAGAATTATTTATCTTACCAATGCACAGATACAGAAAGAAGTGGATGGAAGCACAATCAGAAACAGAACTATTAAGAATACTACGAATGTTATTGGAGTGGAAGAATATGAATTCTAGGGTAACTATATGATGAAAAGAAGGAAGGAAGTATGGATAAAGAAGTATGGGGATTTCATGGGGAAGGTTATGATGTTCATTGTATTTGATGGTGATAAGGGTAACACTCTTGATGGTAGAGAGGTTAATAAGATAGATGGCAGGTGGGTGTGTGAAACATGACACTTGAAGCATTAATTCCCTTCATATCATTCTTGGCAGGATTTTTTACTAATACAATATTAAGACAAATGGTTATAAGAAGGAAAAAGAAACATGACACAACAAAATAGAATCCCATTGGAAGAATTTACAAAAAGACTTTCTATGATAGCAATAGACTGTGACATGTATCAACAAATACTAAATGATGCAAAGAAGGCAGAACTTTATAATGAATTACTAGGGAATGTAAAAACTTTTGGAATAGAAAGAATCGAATATACTAGAATGGAACAAGGAAAAGAACACACAGAACAAGATGAAAAAAACTCCAAGATTGTAGATGAGCTTAGAAGCACCATTATTACAAAACTAAAATCAGAAATTGAGGAAGAAACAAGACACATAAATCATCCAAAGGGAATATATAGATGTGTAGAACATAACTGTGATTATAAAAAACGAACTTGTGAGTTATTAATGGAACAAATTCAATCACTACTAAAGGAGAATGAGAAATGAAATATTACTGTCCTGTCTGTAAATCAGATTATTGTTTTGATGGAAGCACAGAAGAAACAATAAAGAACGATGTAAAACAACATGAAACCCATAGCAGTATGCATTTATCAATGTTGAAGGAGATCAATAATTTAGAATGACTAGACTCTGCTGGACATGCAACAAGCCAGTCTGCAAGTGGTATCTATTACACCGATTAAATGACATCATACATCGCAGACCAAAGATAGAAAGATACCCAGACAATACTCCGAAAACGTATGAGGATAAGAGTGATACACAATGATAGAGTTAGATTCAGAGAAGGAAAAACGATTTATTGCCTTTCGTAGATTTTTGAAAGCAAAGAATGTAAGAGAAGCAAAAATTGAATTGAAAGACGGAACTATTTTATCATACAAGAGTGAGGTAGAGTCAGGGAGTACAGCTTTAGGGTGACAATGTTAGAATTGAGTGAACAAGATAGAAAATTTTTAGATGTTCTGAATAGACACCCAGACTCAAGTGTAATTCCAATGTGTAATAAATGTCTAATTCCAGCAGAGTATGATAAAGAAGAATGGTTATATCGTTGTCCAAAGTGCAAAGCAGAGGGTTGTCTTGTAGGATGATTAATACTTTAGTGAGGAAATGTAAATGAAATTAAAAATTAAACCAAACGCTGATAATAATTGTTTAGAACTTACAATGTATGATAAGAGGAGTGAATCTAATATATCACTCACATTGTTTCAAATATCGGAATTATTTGATTATTTAAAACAAGAAAGAATAAAAAATATAATAGTATTATCAGATTATGGAGAAGAAGAAACCATATATGGTTTGGGAATAGACCAAATCACCAAACAATACATTCGGGGGAATAAGTCTTGACAAAACTATATAACTGTGATTTTAATGGTAAGGGAAAACTGTGTTATATAGCAGATAATAAAAAAGAACTCATTTGGCATTATTTTAATAAACATATATCAACAGTGAACATTCACAAATCAGGGGAAAAACAAAAGAGATGAAGTGTAAATGAGAGTAAAAGTACAAAGAATGTTTCCTAATTGTCAAAAGTACAAAAAATGTTGTTCTGAAAACTGGAAAAAGGAATTAGAAAATATAAAGGACATTCCTACCCCCATAATTATAGAAAAACATGACACAGAAAATGTTAAAGAGTATAATAAAACGAATAAAAGAGAGGAGGATTTTGAAAGTGGAATCTGATTTATGTGATGCCGAGATTCTATTAAAAACCATGTGTCATCATTGTGATGAAGCGAGAAATGAGGAAGATATGGGAGAACCATGTGATTGTTGTGGAAAATCAGTCTGCTGTTATTGTAGAGAAAGGTGGAATAGCACATGAAATATGGAGAAATAATATTTATAGTGATATTTGCAGGAACATCACTTTTATTATTATGGTTGATAAAGAAACCAATATTATGGTTATGTGATAAGGTTTATAAATGGATGGAAAAGAAATATGGTGTGAGTTTAAAAGATGAGTAAAATTGCAAAAATGAAAAAGGAACTACATATGAAGGAGATGGCTATGAAGAACCTAATTAAAAAGGGGTGGGTATTACGACAAGAGATAATACAATTAAAGCATACCATAGAAGTATTACAGGCTAGTCCCATGATGCCAATAAGAAGTGATAATAATGAAAGTAACTTATAGTAGCACAGAGTGTTCTTGTGGATATAAAAACAATCCACATAATAACATAACATGTAATTACTGTGGGATTCATTTACAGAAAATAGAATATGGAGATTCAGATGCGGTAATAGATGAAAATTATAAAGAAATAGGAAAAATAATGACAACACATCATATTAATGTAAAGACCTTAATAGAAACTGGAGAGGGAGAATTATTTTGTAAGTTGGAAAATCCAATGACAGATAATAAATGGGAAATGTTTGTAGAAATATATGATAAAACTGGATATTTTATATTTACTGTTACAGATGGAGAAGTAGGAAACGGATTACACATATTTTGGTTTATAAATGACGCTGGAATGAAAAAGAAGTATGAAATGTTAAAATCAAGATTCACATGACAATAACAATAGTAAAGAGTAAAGTTAAATGTGAAAAGTGTAAGAAGGATGTTTTTAATGTTGAGGGTAAAGATGTACGTAAATGGTGTTGGTGTACTCTAACATGAATTGTAATGCGTGTGGATATGAGGGAACACCAGATAAGATTAAGAAGTGTAACTACTGTGGGTTATTAATAAGACCAAAAACTGAAATACACGAACCAATAGAACTTCCAGACTATGAAGATAAAGACCATAAGAAACTCGTACATATATTACACTCTTTTGGGTGGAAAATATTTAGAATAAATCAAAATTCAACATCGAACGAAATATGTATATGTGCTGAAACAGAAGAACACAGAGATAATATGTGGGATAGCCTGTGTTCCATACATGCTATGACAGGATATTTAATTTCTGCAATAGAAATGAAGACTGAAGATGGTAAAATGAAAGTATGGTTTATGAACAAAGAATCTATTATAACTAGATTTAAAAGTAGTATTGAGGGTAAAAGAGCACTATGAAATTAATAAGATGTTTGAATTGTAGCTTCTCCCACACGGGAGTTTGGGGAGATAAAGAGTTATGGGAACACCAAAAGTTTGAAGAAGAAACAAATGGTAAAAATTGGATGGGGTTTGCAGAGGACAAGGATGTTGTTAATATGAGAGATAATATGAGAAGGGCAGGAATAGATGTCACAGAAGATTGACATATGTGTATGTGGATATAAGGGAACACCCAATCATATTAAAAATTGTAATTACTGTGGAAAACCAATTAAAAAAGAAAAAGTCAGGAGAGTAAAAAGAAAAGGAAAACAATCACAAATGGAATTATTACATGAATTGGAATCATATTTTACAAAACAAATACCAAAAGTAATAGATACAAGACAATCAGAAGAACAAGGAGATGGTAGTTTCTGTTTAGTATTCAAAACAGATAAGCTGAGAAAAAACTCATTTAATTTTACAGTTGAAACAACTAATATTTATAAAGATTTGGGTTAGAAGTTGTGTGTCTTGGTTGTGAGTATGTAATATTAGGAAAAAAGGGATGGTGTGTATAATGACAGTATGTACAAAGTGTGGATATAGAAATACCCCCGACAAGATTGAAATGTGTAACTACTGTGGAAAGAATTTTGATGTGGGGGAAGAAGGATTAGTTGTAACCAATGACAAAGTAGTTAATATATTAAAAAAGTATGGTCATAAAGTTGTCAAGGTTATAGGTGACGAGGGTGATGGTTACTATTATATAGAATTAGATAGAACAACATATAATGGTTATATGGAAGATTTTACTGTTGAGATGTCAGAGATTGAAAGCCAGTCTGGATATAGATTGCATGGAATAGACGTTAATTCAGGTAAGGATATTAAAATATGGCTAAAGAAATAATGGAAATAAATGATAGAAGAACAGAGTGTTCTTGTGGATATAAAAACACACCAAACCATATATCACGATGTAACTATTGTGGGTTGGCTTTATTAAGTATAATTAATAATTCAATGAGAGATTTAGACATTGCACTATCAAGTATAGGAATAGACGTGTTTGGTTCTGGAGTACATGTAGAAGAATTACCAGATAACACCATAGTAGTAGAAATAAGTGATGTATATTCTGGATTTATTCCGAAAATAAGTAAATATTTTAAAATATTACATGCGGGAAGCAGTATAACTTTAGGTTATAGAAAGTTAATATTAAAACACCTACCTCTTAATACATGAATTCTATCCAGAATCTTAGGTCTATAATGGCATGTTCTTCCTCTACATCTAAATCCATTGGGAATAATACATGGTGAAGTATTTCATGCTCTATTGTAGTAAGAAGGTAGTCTGGAGTGACACAATGAGGGAGATATATTATTATCTTCTTAGCGTATGGTAAATGCCTTCCCAATACAGCATCATCTATATCCTTATCTGTAAGGTTAAAACTAAATTCGAACTCATTTATTTTTTTTTCGCCAGATACTAACTTTTTCTTTGAACTTTTTCTTTGAATTTGCCTTTGAGTTTTACCCCTATTTTTTCTTCTATTTTTAGTCATATTTTCTTTATAATTTTCACTATATTATAGATTATCTAGAAATACATATATATGGCACGACATTTATAAAGTGTATTATGCCTGAACCCACACCAGATGATGTTAGATTAAAGGAAATTAATGAGGCGTTTGATAGCGTAGATAAGGTCTTTGTTGATGAGATAAACAAGCGTAAACTATCGTTTATGGAGATAGAGGTAATACTTCTATATATGAGGAAGAAAATAGATACAGAGGAGTGGATGGGATATATATCACATAAATCAGATGAATCCGCCACGAGTAGCGGGTTATACTCCTAATTCCCTCTTCACTTCATATATACTACCATCTGTAACCATATCTTTAAACATGAATGGACAATCTATTTCATGAAGGTCTAAAACACGTACACCACTCCATTCTAGTAGGCGTCTCTGGTTTCTATCCATCTTTGTTAGGTATGTATGTGTCCTATGTCTTTCATCTTGTACTCTCACAGCAACCTTATCTGTACCATTAATAATGACTATATCTATGGTTTCTTTTTCTTGTCGTGATGACAGTCCTACGGCATACTTCTCCGTTAATAGTTTTTTTAGGGGATATTGTATGAAATATTTGGCATTTTCTCCATATATTTTCCTTAAAATTTGTAGTGCAGCTCTCTCCCCACGGCCTATAATAGAAGCCATGAGAACAATTATATACTACCATTATTTATATCTTTACTATGGATTATGACAACCTTAGTTTGAAAGAATTAGAGGGGTTGAGGGAAACAATTTCAAGACAAAAGAAGGTAACAATATCAACCCTCTCAGAACTACTTGATAGAGAAAATCATGTCATGGATGCCATAATGAAAAAGTCAAACACTGTTCAATACAACGTGAAATAATCTTTCTAGTTTCTTCTTATCTTTAAACCTCTTCAGTTTTTCTACCAGGTAATGATGTGGATGACATAGTAAGAAATATTGGTTTGGTTTCTTCCTCACCATGACGACTATATATTCTTGATAGTCTAGTGGATTTGGAAAGTCTCTATATGTTTTTTCTCCCTTTGTATAATCCCTATGATGGAAGGCAAATCCCTTACCAAATGGCAGGTGACATATAAAACACTCGGAGTTAAATAATTTGGCCGTATTCTTTTTTAACTCATATACATTTTCTTTTCTTGTATCTACCACAGATACATATATATATAGTTACTTTTTAAGTCTTTCGTTAATATATCTTATCATTTCATCGTTGTCGCATTTAAACTCTTGTGGTTTTATACACATTATTTTCTTCCATGTAGGATTAACGTGTACCACAGTAACTCCCCACGCCAGGGCCATAATAGTCATTCTTACATCAGATGTAACCAGACCATAGTTTTCTTCAGAACAATATTGTATTATGTAATAGTCAGACGTTGATGGTTTGAATAAACGAGATGTATTTATGCAGTTTGGTATATCTCCAATCTTGACATTACATATACGCATGTTTTCATCTACAATATACCCCCTAAGTTTTTTGGATTTCTTCTTGAAGATATTCACGCCTTCTTAAAACTCCTAACGCATCAGTTAAACTATATACCCTTATTATGCCTTTACCTTCTACTCCCTGGTTCCATGGTTGGTTGTACAATATACAGGTCTTTCCCATTTCCACTATGGCCTTTGCATTCTCCGGGGAGTCATCTATATACACATCATATTTTAATTTTTCTTTTTCACGACTCTGTATAATCTTACAATCTATATTATAATTCGATAACCATTTTTTTACTATTGGTATAAATTGTACATGAACCGCTGTGACTATATCAACACGTCCAATGAGTTTCATGGCCTCTACAGTATGAAATTGGTTCTTCTCCATTGGTTTCAATCCTCTCCAGTCTGACCAACAAAGTTCGAATATGTCCAATACCTGTTCATTGGTTAGTCCAACAATATCTCCAAACCTCCAATGGTCTATGTCTTTATATTGTAAATTCTTTCCATACTTTTCATTATATTTCTTTAACCATAATTCAACTGTGTTTCCAATTACACCATCAAAATCAAGGCTGATTCTAACCAATTATTCTCTCCGTTAGTCTATGTGTATACTTGCTGAATATATAAAATGGAAAGGCAGATATAGTATTTACTATCCATGCAGTCTGTGTCCATATAATGTATTGTTCAATAGAATAGTTCACAACCAAAAACAAATAAGGAGTAAGTATAGAATACCAGAACACGTTAGATATAAGACTAAATAATAAAATTATTTTAATTTCTTTACCGTTCATTTTTCATCCACAGGGAGGTCATACCATCCCAACTCTCTCATAACACCAACAATACCGTAACCTGCAACATCTCCCCAAGTATCCATAACAGTCTCTTCTCCTAAATCTGTACCCTTAAATAAATGTTGTTCTAATCTCATTATTTTATCCCAAAGACGCATAAACACTCCCTGACCACCAAATCTTTGTATATTATCCTTACCATACTTATGATTCTTTGAAGTTACTAAAAGACTCAGAGCATTAGAAACTATTCTTGATGCTTCTAAAAAGTTTACTGGTTTACTTCCAAAATCTTTCTGTGCAATCCTTAATGCTGTGGGAAAATCTTTACAATCTATGATAGTCATAGTTCTGGTAGTTCTTCAATAATTTCAAGTGCTTCATTTGTTATAGTTGTCCATCTTTTTGGATGCTCTGTCATCTCAGTTACTACTGTGTCTATACCGACATTATATATATGTTCGTCTGGAACTTTTTTTCTAGAGTCATCTATACGTTTATAATTATAAAAGTACTTCTCTCCATTCTTACATTGGTGATAGTAGTAAGACTCTCTTTCTTCTGGACGGTTTGCATCTTCATCACCGGTAAACTCTGCTAACGTTCTTATCTTAGTAAGAAGCAGAACATCTTTATTTGTATCTAGAGGTACTTTATGCTTAACGAATTTTGGCTTATCAATTGTTCCAAGGTTTTCTGTTTTTATTTGTATTGATTTCATGTCTTTATTTAATTAATGCTATATTTATTTCTTTTCTTTTGGGTCTGATACCCCAGCTACGTCTAAGATATATTCTTTATCTTCTATTCCGTCTTTGGGAGAGTCTACCATTCTCATAAATCTTTTACTTCCACGCTTCACTAGATATATTCTATAAGTTGAGGCATGACCTACAACATTTCCTCCTATAGGTTTAATTGGGTCCATATGAAACTGTGATGCTGTTGGGTCTGACTGTACTTGGTTTGTCATTATAACTGCACACCTAAAAAAGTATGATACATTCTTAAGATGTTCCATGAATCTAGATAAGTTATTTTGTCTTACTGATAATGTTCCCCTCCCCAGGTATTCTGCCCTAAACTGTCCTATGGAACCGTCAACTACTATGAGTTTGAACTTCTTCTCTAACATGAGTGGTGTAAGATTATCTAGTGTATTAATTAGTTCATCTGTATTAGGTGCATGTATGTATGTAATCTTGTGGAAATATTTTGCTTTTCCCTCCTCTTTATCTTTAACATACCCACGAGATATGGCTATCTCTAATATTCTCTCAGGGCGGAATGTATCCTCACAGTCCAACCATAGAACATTAAAGTCATGTTTTTCTATGGCTTCTATTGCCGCAACATTACACATCTGTGTCTTTCCGCTTCCATATTCACCATATAATTCTGTTACAGCTTCTAATTCGAATCCACCCTTTAGTATGTAGTCTATATTAATAGACATTGTGGGTATCTTAATTAGAGTCTCCCTAAAATCATACATATCCATAGTGTCCATCTGTTTTGGGCGGCATAGTTTCATTTCTTCTAATCTCTTCCACGCCAATGTCACTATATCTCTTGCGTCTGGTTGTGATATGCCAGATATTTCATTAAGTTCCATTGAGCCTCTTATACATATGTCAAATATAGTTGTTACACCTGCAGAGTTTAGTTTTTTTATTGATACTTCCCCCACACCTGGAAGGTCTGTTATTCCAAATTCACCATCAGTTCTTTTTTTATTCATGATATATTCTCCACATTATTACATACATTACATGATATTGTAATGCTTTCTCCATATCCACAGGAGTCACATCCACCCCTATTTGCGTACAACATTACACTGGTAGATTTACATTGTTTACACAACAACTTAAATCCATTATTTTTTTGTAACATCATTCTAAATTCACGGCACACTTATAACATATTGGACGCTGTATAAAGGTTTCGGTTGTAACTAACCTATCACACCTTGAACATTTAAGTCTCATTTCTTTTCTTCTCCTCAATCATCCTAACTATACAATCAGGACACGGTATATATCCGTTTTCAATTTTTTCTGCATACTCATCTCCTATTTTGTCATTAAGACTAGGTATCCATGCATCATGAAACCATATAATACAACATATAGGAAATTTACATATTAATCCCTGGTAGAACCAATCATGAACTTCCCATCCATTATTTAAATCAGAAGTGTCCTCCTCACATACTGGACACCATCCTTCTGGTAAATCGTCTAACTCAGTCTCCATCTTCCATCCAAAGCAAGGTGAATCTTTCCCTTCTTCTCCCATTCTGTCCATAATCTGTTAGCACTGTTCTCACTGTGTCTTTCTGCTGTAGATAATGTTTTAATAAACTCTGAACAATCCACAGTACCAACTTCATTCTTTAATGATTCCCAAACTCTATATCCTATCTGTTCTTTGCTTTCCTTCTCTGTAAACCCCATAATAGATGTCTGTAATGACTTTCCCGTTTCTATGTCTATTCCAAAACTTTTATAACTTTCTCTGAATACTTCTATTACTTCATTAACATCTTCTACATCTACCACATCCTTGAATAGAATCTTGGCATGGGCCATTGATAATCTAACTATGGCTTCCAGCTGTCTTATACCAACAGGTATTGCATTCTTCTCAACTCTAGATAATCCACGCATCTTCTTATAGAGTTCTAATAGTTTATCTCCTGCCTCTTTAGACAATACTGGTTTTAAATCTCTTACATAATTTAAAAATGAACCAAGTTTTTCTTTATTAATATATACTTTAGAATGTGCATCAGCCTTAACATAAGATGATAATACATGTCTTGCTTTATATGTATCAGATATGTCATCTATCTTATCTACAACCAAGAACACAAGATCAAATCTTGATAGTAAAGGCGGTGGTAAATCTATATTCTGTGCCAGTGATATATCTATATCATATACTCCATATATTGGATTAGCTGCAGCAAGTGTAGATACCACGGCAGGAACTGTCATGTTAACACCAGCCTTTGCCAAAGACACCGTTCCCTGCTCCATGGCCTCATGCATTCCACTCCTGTCATCTACATTCATTTTATCAAATTCATCTATGAAGGCATGTCCGTTATGACATAACGGGTATACTCCCAGTCTAGCTATACTAGTTCCATTTGGTAGCTTAACCATTCCTGCAGTAAGACCAGCGGCGGAGGAACCCTTACCAGATGCATATATACTCTTTGGTGTAATAGATTTACCAAATTTTAATAGTTCAGATTTGGCCATTGATGGGTCTCCTACTAATAATATGTTAATCTCTCCTCTCTTATCAGTCTTTACTCCTCCCGCCAGCTGTAGCAAAATGGCCTTTTTTATGTCCCTCATACCATATATATTGGGTGCAAAACAGTCTATTAACATATCGACAAACTCTGGTTTCTTGGAATCTTTAATATATTCTGTTATCTCCTCCGGAGTCGGTTTGTTTTTCTTTACTTCATCCATATCCTTTATTCCCACCACATCTAAAATTATATTATGCTCGTGTTTTCTTATATCATTAATATCAATTTTAAACATGGCTGTAATATCCTTCTTCTGTCCAGGAAATACAGTACCTACATCAGTATGTTTAATTTTACCCACAAACAAAACCGGACTATTGTTTTCAGACTCATCCATTGGTTCCTGGAGAAGAAGAGTCTGAATATATTCCATCTTAATTGACTTTGGGTTTATCTCCATCTTACATCTATTACATCCCTTATTATCACAAAATGGTGCCATAATCTTTCTATCAGTGTCACATTTTATAATCTCTTCAGAGTAACAATTATGACATATATATTCCGCCTCTGTGATGTACACCTTCCTGTCATCCACTCCTATAATTTCACAGAAGAATGTGATTGGAGTATTTGCATATTGCGGTGATATATTATGTAGTTTTAATCTTGTACTATCTGACAATCGTACAGTAAGGTCTTTGTATACTTCTTCAGTATTAATGAATTTCTTACTCCCCTCATGAATTATTCTCAACACTACCCTTCTTGCTATTTCCAGGAATCTATCTCCACCTATATCACATAATAGTTCTACAAATTTTAGTTCTCCCACAACATTAATTATAAAAGTACTATGAGGCATAAGGCCATCTATTATTTTTGTGTTCTGATGTGACGATAGGACATTATATATTATGTCTTCTACAGCGGCGTCTGAAAGAATTGACACCATTCCTATTTCTTCTGTAGACATTATAATCCAAGCTCCTTCTCCACTATGTTACTAAGTTGACCTATCCTTCTATGTAATTGTTTCTTTTCTATTATGTCCATAGATTTAACAATCTTCTTCCATGTATCTATGTCTGTGTATATATGAGGTATGGCTATTATACCCTCCATCGTGTAGTCTGTTATACGTGGTGCATCATGTTTATGGTTTAACATCCACTCCTGCATAGCAATGGCGAGGGAGCCACTAAATGAATTCTTATCAGGCTGTATCTTCTTAAATGATTTAATAACTTCATCTGCATTTTCCGTAGCAGAAAATGTATATGTTCTTGCCATAAAGATAAAATAAGGAATGGGTGATATAAGTCTTATTGACAGTAGTTAAGTAAGTAATAAGTAATTACTTAACACCCTCATTAGAGCTATCATTATTATTTATATCAACCTCAAATCTAGTGGTTATACCATCTTTTTCTATTTGTTGGACAAGTTCCTTCGCTTTGTCAATATGCATTATAGAACTATTTTCTTTTCCATTTCGTGTCCAAAATATTTTGAGAAACATACAACCTCAACACTATAACCCTATTTAATTATTTGTATTTTTTCTTTATATTACTTTTACTTGGGAAGAATCTTTTCAGATGTCCTCCACGTCTGTTATCATCTATATTAGATAGTTCATATATATATCCAAGTGCTACAAGTATATTTTTTTGGTTTATAGTATTCCTTATTGACATGCCAGTAAAGTGGGTTATTTCTTCATATGTACATCCTGGATTATTTATTATATAATTAAGAGTCAATTCTTGATTAGGGTTCATTTTGAAAACTTCCCAAATATATTGTCTTGTTGATACTGATAATCAGTTATGTGCTCTTCATAATGCATGTCTGATTCTTCAAAATCATCTGTGAAAAACGTACAAAATGGACAATCAAACTGTGGTTTATCCTCCTCATCTTCTAATTCTTTATTTTTTTTCATTTTCTCCTCCATTTATTATCTTTAAACGTTATTGGTATAACGCCTGAACTTAGTGGTATTATGATTACTCCAGCCATATATCCCCAGAACCAAAACGGTGGTATATTCACATATTCTGATATTGCTCCAGCAGTCATTCCCGCAATTAACAAAGACAACATGATATATAGATACTTGGGGTCAAATAAATGTTCTGCCCACCCACTTTTAATAGCATCTTTGAAACCATCTATTGTTTTCTTTGCTCTATAAAATAAATACATAAAGAATATTATATTTAACATTCTCATGAATAGTAAAGTTTCTGGTGTGTTGTATAACCACATTGCTACAAATGTTCCGAGGCTTAATGCTAGTATTACTCCCCATATTTTAATTACTTCTTGTTTGTTTCTCATTATACGTACGAAGAAGGGATTGGCATATATGCTTCCATCTCCTTATGAACCTTATACGTTAGGTATACATCCTTCTCATTATGGTCCAGGATGTATGTTAGGGCCTTCTTATCTCCAAACTTTGCTAGATTCCATGTGGCACCGTCTACTCTGGTTTTTACTCCGGAGAGTCCAAATATTGTACCAACCTTGTCAAGACTATAACCACTTATTTTATATAATAGATGTGACATCTTCCATGTATCTGCAAATCTTTTACTTTTATATATTGGTAGTCCAGATATTTTATTAATAACCAATCTCGTTCTTACAAATGGCATATCCATCTTGTTCCATCCATTAAAATAATGTCCAACCATAAGGTCCAGGTCTTCTATATCCTTAAGCCATTTCTTAAGTATTCGTCCATCAAAGTTTGTATGACGTGCGCGGAGGGATGAATCAATATCTTTTTTGTTGATTATTCCCTGTCGCATCTCAGTCTTGCCGGTCTGCACGTCTCTTACCAATATACAATATGAAATAATAAATCCAAAATCAGCATCGAGGTTAGTAGTCTCTATGTCGAAGTATCCTATTTTCTTTATCTTATAATGTTCATATTTTTCCTTCATTGACATTTTTTCGAAAGGTTTAGGTAATTTCTTCGCCATCTTCTTCCTCTACGTCAGTGGGGTTATTTAATCCTTTCTTAACTATGAATTTTGATTGATTTGGGTCAGCCTCTGGTGCCCTCCCAGCTCTAATCTTTCTCATATATTCTGAATATCTTTTACGATTAGAGAAACTATCTGACAGATGATGTATACATGGTTCAGCATAATTAAATTCTATCTTACAAATATCACAGAATCTCTTTATATTATGTAAGGCATCTTTGCATCTGGAAGCTCCCCATCGTCTCCACTGCCAGTATTCCCAACCATCAGTGTTTATCTTTGGTAAGCTTTCTACTCTTTGGAATGTCCCGTCCGGGTTTTGTTTTAATACCATGTATATCTTTTAATAATTTAACTATCTTATCCTCCACCTCTGAATTAATCGTTGCTATATTTATAAGTTCCCTTATCTCTACATCAATAGTTTCTAGTGTTTCTTCCAAAGCAGTTATAACTGCTTCTACACTAATAAGACGTTGCTTCATTTTGAGTATTTCTTCACGGTTGTCCCACTCTTCCATGTCACCAGAACGACCCCTTATCGGAACATGTTAGCTCTGCACCACAATGATAACAACGAAGATGACATGGCTGAATGTCAAACATCTGGTGGTCACATTTAATACAGAGTGGAAGTTTCTTAGTCATATTGGTCAACTGATAAAGCTCTGAATAGTTCAGGGTTTTCTTCTCTGATTTTCTTTAGTTGTTTTCTTAATCTTGTCATTGTAATTCTGGTATATGTAGCTCTAATGTCCTATTAAGTATTCTGAACATTCTCATGGTTCCTTTGAGTGTTGTATGCTTTGTAGAATGATATCTAACTAAACTTGTTGTTTTATTAGCCTCATTCATACATGGATAGGAGCAATAATTAGAAGGCCTCCCCGCCCTTTGCGGGGGAATGAATTCTTTTTTACAAATACCACATATGGGCTTTCCCATAAAGTTACGGTACATGTCTACTCCTTATACGCTACCAAGAGTTGGTCTACTAGTTTGCTTCTTATCTGTCCAAATGTGTGTGAGTTCTCTGGAATGTTTGGATACATTTCTCCGGCAATACTGTGAGCCAAAGATATCAAGGCCTTTACTTCCTCTCCAGCTCTTACCATTCCTTCTGATATTGTCATATTAGGAATTGTTGCATTGAGTTCTGGATTTGATGACATGAATTTGTCTGTATATGAAGCATTGTTCACGGTTGTTCTTTGTGGAACAAAACTTCCTGTAACACTTACATTATGTTCCTTAGCACAATCTTCATTTGTACATGCAAAACTCTTTCCTTTGGAGTTCTTTACAAACTTATCATAGAATATTGGTGCTCCCGTACTCCATGTGGCTCCACATTCTGGACACTGGCTAGCAAACTTAGCTGCTATTGTTTTTCCCATGGTAAGGTTTATATTCAGGCCTATATAAATCTTATCATGAGATTAGTGTTCTCCCCAGAATTGACTAAATTCACATTTAAGGATAAGTTAATGTATGAATCTGGAGTGTTAAATTTTATAGTTAAACACATTTCATATAAAGACTATATGAGATATGTTATGATGAATGAGTGGACAATTAATATATCTCATGTGAGTGAGTCAGATGAAGCCAAGTTTAAATCTGTAACACCAGGAGCGGTATTAGATTTCTCCATACCTCATGGTATAACTAATAATGTTAGTAAGACTGTGGATTGCTATCTTAGTAATGGTTCTGGTGATTTGTTTATCAGACAGAATATGTCTACAATTTTACATGAATTATGTCATATGATTTTATATCTATATTATGGTAATATGAAGATGAGATTAAGACTACAAGATAAAGCTGTTAGGAGTGGGCAAGAAGTAACACTCGCCAATGGGGAAGTACATAATAGGAAGGATGAGGGAAGGTTTTGGACTTACTCATTCGGAGGGAGGAAGGTAGGACCATTTACAATAGGAAAAATATCTATAAAGGCCATTGACATAAGAGATTTGTGTATAACCTCATTATAATATGTTCATTAATGTTCAATGCACCATTCTATGACTGCGATGATAGATGGATTATAGATATACAGCCAGAGGTTTTCTGTGAAAGCGGAAGTGGATGTACTAATTATAGGACACATGTCCTATATTTAAGACAAGACTTATTATATCCTGGTAGTGACATATTATGGCATGAACTAAAACATCTTAAGTGTTGGAACTATTATGACCCAAAGTATTGCCTGGGACATTTTGACCATCCAAAGAATTGGGATAAGTGGCACTGATAGAAATGCTTTTATAAACGATGATTCTATTATCTGTATGGCTAAACCAAGAAAATCGGGAAACAAATTTACTACTATATCCATAAGTTGGGAAGACAAAACACTTTTAAGACGATTTGCAGAGAAGAAAAAGACTACCAAACATGGTGATGTATACGAAAGTGACGGGGAAGTTCTACATAAACTACTCAAAGACCTTTCTGACGACCCGAAGTTGTATGAGCAATCTCATCCGACATATCCTTCAAGGCCTCAAGATGAATCCCAGCCAAATTAGTTCTTCTGGGAATCCATTTTACATGTATATCTTTATCCATTTTCTCTAGGCATTTTCCATGTAACTCTCTAAGTTTATCATTATTTACTTCCCACCTTCCATTAATTTGATTAACTATAAGCTGAGAGTCAGAATAAATTGTTATACCATCTTTTATATTATATGTCATTCCTCGTATATATTCAAGCGCAAATATCAGGGCAAGATACTCTAATTCATTATTGGTGGGTTCTCCCCTTCTGTGTTTTACTACATATCTCTCATGACTTGGGTCATATAGGCATATATTATGACAATGTGTTCCACCATCGATAAAAATCTCCATCACCATCTATACCCTTTTATTCTCCAGAACCATACTATAGGAACCCACACGTCACAATATAAACATAGAAATTTTTCTTTATTAAATGGCCATCCATATATAACAATATGACCTTCCTCAACCTCTATCTTCATTGTTTAGTTGTTTGATGTTTGGTAGTATAAATCTTTCTATGTATAAATCTTTATATACTCATAACCAAATAAATACATATGAAGAAAACTTGGGTTAATCCAAGACAACAAAAATATTTTTTGAAAAATCATGATAAACTATTAGAATATCAACATCTATACAGAATAACAATAGAGAAAAATGGTTAGAGTCTCAGAAGAAAACGAGAGAAAAAAGAGGACATATTTATAATGAAAAAAAACGCGAATCATGGAATAAAATGAGAATTTATATTATAAATGATTTGGGAGGGAAATGTGTTAATTGTGGATATAATGAAAACATAAATGGATTACAAATTGACCATATAAACGGAGTTTCTGGTAAAGAGAAAGAGTTGAGGAAAAAACATCATGGGTCGTGGTATATGATGAAAAACTATAACCTATTAAAAAAAGAGTTACAGGTTTTATGTGGGACCTGCCATTGTATTAAAACTAGGTTTTAGGGTGATTTGAGGTGTACAGTTTCCTACAATTGTTACTACAATATATTCGTTGTCTTCCTTTATATCTATCGGGTAAAGTTACACCACACTCAATACAATAAAATTCATCTTTTGCTCTCATATAAATGTTTCGTTCTTTCTAGTATTTAAATCTTTTAGGAGAATATCTTCTTTCTGAGCGTGCCTTTTTCTCTGAATTCTTGCAGCTCTTCTGGTGTTATTCCATACTTCATACCATATGTTGTTCCATGTTGTTCTGGTACTCCCTTCATTTTTCTTTTTGGTTTGTCATCTCCACCATAAACTGGATTACTGGCTCCAGGTGTTCCTGTTGTCATACCTTCTCCGCCTTCTCCATCCTTCTCTTCTAGTTCAACGGCATTTATTGTTGGTATATCTGCACCCTTAAACTTTGAACCCTCTACTGGGTCATGAACTTGAACTTTACCTGACGGTCCGGACAACGGCTTTGTGGCTCTTACTCCATCATCCTCGTATTCATCCGTAGCATCTAAATATGTGCGGGTTGTAATTCCTCCATACGCACCATACTCAACATCTGATTTCTCCTTTTTATCGGCGTCTTCATCTACTGGTTTTTGTACATGGGGATTATTAATAGCATCTCTATATGATTCGCTTTCTTGTTTACGTGTAACTCCTTCTTCTCTACCTGCAAACCCTGACTTTTTCAATGTTTCTTTAGCTTCTTTTGGTAGGTCAAACCAACCTCTTGAAGCCAACATTTGTGGTATTCCCACCTTATTTAGTATGTTTATTCTGGCATCCATGAACATTTTAGTCCACAAGTGAGATTCAATGTCTCCGGCATGGTATGTTTCGTTAATATGAGCATGTTCCATTTTATCTCCATTTATTATAGTAATATATTCACCCGTTTTTTGTATAACTTTTCCTGTTCCTCCAGGGTAAACTACAGTGTCTCCTATATGTGTATTTTGATAACGTTTATTAGTTTCATCTTCAGTGGGTGATTTCTTTCCCATTCCTCCCTCTACATATCCAATCTCTTCTTTCACGGGTTTGTCCTCATGGTCAGTTCCCTGTATATGTTGCTGTTCTAAGAATTTAGTTACCATTACTTTACCTAGTAACTAGGTTGTTTTTATATATTATTACCCAAAAATAGCCTTTTGTATGTTTTTTCCTATATCCATAACATGCCAATTATCTCCTGAAGATACAGCTCTACAGGCCAAAACAAGAGCCGAGGGGTAGTCATCATGTACTTCAGATTTGATTTTAAGCTGTCCTGACTCTGTATATTCTCTCTTGAGATAACCTAATTGATAAATCATTTTATCTATATTCTTAATCTTTACTCTATGATTTTCAAATAATACTCTTAGGTCTGAATACATCTTTGCCTTCTCCTGTAATGACCACATAACTCCTCTTATTGGTAAGTCTTGTTTCCTTCCCAAATCCACAACTCCTCCACCAAGACCAGTTTCATCTACATATATGGTCTCAGCACGATACTTTCTATAATATTCACCCATTCTTCCCACAACATCTACAAGGTTACTCTGTGCTTCGGAATATGTTTCCACTATATAACAAACATCATTTTTATCTATGGCTAATACAACAAATACGGTTTCATCTCTACCACTCCTCGCTACATCAACACCTATTACATATCTAACATCATCTGGTGTCTTGGCATCTGATATTGCTTCCATTAAAAGTGAGTTTGGTATTAGGGCATCACCAATATCTAGAAACTCTCCCTCAACTTCCATTACATATTCTTCCTGTGCTAGATTCTTTACTTCATCTACAAATACCTGGTTGTCTTGTACTAACGGACTCCTAAGAGAAGATACATGAAACTCACGCCATAGTCCATCTGCCTTACGTGGGCGGGAATTCATACATGCTTCATAGAAATAACTATTCTTGGCAAATGGAGTAGATGTCAACCATACCCTCGCCTTTGTTGCCAATCCTGATGGTAAGAAGGCTCTAAGTATACTAGTCTTAATGAAAGAACATTCATCTGCTATGATAATATGTGGTGAATATCCTCTTAATGTAATACCGGTTTCTCCTGTAGCGCGTGTTACTATTCTTGATACACCACTTCCATCTAGAAAAGACACCCATATCTCTGACTGAGTATTGCGTACAATATATCCCTTAAGAAATTCACTTCCTTCTATGAGTTGTCTTATACGATTGAACATAATGGCTGACTGATTTTGTGTTGGTGCTGCTATAAGAATGGTGCATTCTTTTTCTACTGTATCTAAAAGAGTTGGTGCAAAGAAGGCAAAATGTATGGCTTTTACTGCAGTTGTTGTGGTCTTTCCCGCCTGACGTCCGGAACGATATACAATAAACCTATCTGTACAGTCTGCATATTCGGCATTATATGGAAATAGTTCTAAACCCAAAAATATCTTAGAGAACAGGCTAGGCTTCTTGGCACATTCAAATATGGTATTAACAAATGCCTCCCGTTCCTCTAGAATATCTTTATCTGGTCGGGCCATTCTCCATCGCCTTATTCATACATTCCATATGTGCATACTCTCCAGTGGAACATTTCTTTTGACAAAAATAACACAATCCATCTCTATATATTGCCATTATGATTTTACCATATTACCCTTTAACATTCTAAATACAGAGTCTAAATCTCCACGCTCATTAAAGTGTTTTTTCTCTGTTACTACTATTTTATTGTTAAGTTCGTTTATCACTTTAACCACATTCATTAGATTGTTAATCTGTTGGGTTGTACCCCTATCTGGAATATTTCCATCCATCTTAGATTGATAAAGTGCCATTAGAAGGTCTTCAAGAGATAATTTTGCTATCATGTCCAGCATACTCTTCAAGTCTTCTGGGTCCCTTGTGTCTAGGGCATTTATAAATTTAAGAAAGTCTTTTCGTATAGCACAAACAGCCCCTTCCTCGTACTTTGGACACTTTCCATTCCCACCCATATCTACAGAACGATAAACACAGTCATCGCACTTTGCTGGGAGGTTGGCATATTTTAGATTCTTTACACTATTGAATGGGCTAACTGTCTTATGTTTATTAAGTACAAGTTTTGCCTTATCATCTATAGGTATGATTTGAAATATGTCTTCTTCAACCATTTTACATCGCCAAATATGTATTTATAGTACTTTGTATGTTTACTCCGGTTTTAGATAAAATATCAGCTTTAAGTTGTTTAATTTTCTTAAGATAACCTATGCAATCAACCGCCTGTCTCATTATATTACCATCCTCTCCTGGGTGTTTGTTCGTCATAAATGTCTCCAAAAGTTCTAATCTAGTTTGAAGATATTCATCATCTGCAGCCATGATAAATTGTGGTAAGACTTATATTTAAGTTTGTTTGAGTAATTGTATGACATTAACCAACGAGAGTGGAACTCTTCCCGCCAGGGGTTTTTGTGATGTTTGTAATAAAGACAGGATTTTAAGTAGATGTGATATACATACAGAAACACATGGAAAATGTTATAGATGTCACCTTTCAGAATTTCATTTAAACAAGGAGGAATTAGTAAAATGATTAACAATACCAACACAACTTTGGATATAGGTGCTTATTTCCATTGTAAAAAATGTATGATAGGTAGATTGGCGGTTGGGTGGACAAAAAAAGGCTTACAAGTTTGGTGTGAGAATTGTAATCTCAATGTACTTAATTTAGATTTTAAAGGACAAAAGGTGGATGCTGTATGACAGGTACAACTATATGCAAACATCATGTTATATTTAGAGAATCACTACCACAGAATAGTAAGTGGTATTGCAGAACGTGTTTTATGGAGGTTAAGAATCATGACAAGTACAACTAAGAGTCAATGTCGACATATTGAATTAAAAAAGATAAGAAGTTCACAATATGAATGTAGTTCTTGTCATAGAACCACAGTAGCATACTTCGATGAACCTGTAAAAGGTGTGTGTGATTTAGTTTGACAGATGCACTAGAACGTAAAAACATCCAAGACATTATACCAGACAGATATATCATAAAACAAGATAATATTTCATTTGCAGGATTAGATTATGAGGTGTGGAAAGTACAACCACCAATTTTTAGCGACCAAGTAGAAACATTATTAGAGAATAGTTATATGTTGTTCATTGATGACAGAAGAGAAATTTTTATTGAAAAATTAATAAATCCTAGTCCAAAACAACTTCAAGAAAATAAACATTTTTGGCGTGAATTGAGAAATAAAATTGATTAGCAATACATCTCACATAAAATATAAAAATTTACATGATATAAATCATAAATCAAAGATGGTTAGAGAGTGTGAATTATGTCAAATCGAAATGTCAATAATGACTGGAAGTTGGTAATGACTTCACACATAAAGAGTATTGAAAAAACAAGTCAAGTAAAGTTATAATTGTAAATTCCTAATCCTTTGAATAGTGGTTTATAGTATATAGCTATAACTATCTTAAGTAAAGAAGAGTAGTCTCCCGCCAGGACTGATTTTATATCTATATTACAACTATTTAAATGTGTTTTGTATATTGAACATATATTCTGTACGGTTGATACTTCAGACCTTCCTTTTCTTCCGAAGGTTACGTGTTGTCCATTAGCTGTATCTGCCTTTCGTCCTATTACTGCTGACAACCAGTTTGAACTATCTATGCTTGTTATATTTGTATTTTTTATCCACCTTCCCTTGGCTAATCCATGATAACCAAAAGTTCTGGGAAGTTTTCTTATCTGTTCGTCCTCTTCTATATGTCCAGACATTTTTCCTAGTGCTACTAATGTATTTGCCAGTGGTTTTATTTGTGATAGGGCATGAAGATAGTTTCCATGTAGAACTGGTATTAGGTTCTTTATCCCAGTACCCTGTTTGTATAGTTTTATTGTTTCCCACATGTTGTATGGTATATCTACTTGTATAGCATAATTATAATGGTCTTCTTTTTCTCGGAGGAAATCATAATAACTCTTAGGGTCTACTCCTTCCCCTGCATTTAACATCTTACGTTCAAAATCAAATCTATCTATGTTGTCTCCTGTGAATTTGTATGTTAGCATAACGTTTTTTACTCCACATTCCTTCAGAGCGTCTGCCTGTGTTTTATTATTACAATTAAAGAAAAAAATACTTCATTTTAAAGTCACTCTCTCATCAGTAAAACACTTTATTGCGTGGGGACACATACCATCACACATAAAATTCTTAACTCTATTAGGAAGGAGTTTATCTCTAATATGTGTACGTATGTTTTCTGCACGTTCTTTCATAATTTCAAATGTTTTATCTGTATCAGTCAGTCTAAATGATTTTGGTGTTGGTGTATCCCTTTCATCTTGTGTGTTGTTGGAAATATACATGACACAGCCCCATTTTGACTCTATTCCCATACACTTTTCTAGTAGAACTTTATACATATTAATCTGAAATTTATGATTATCATTGGCGCTGGAACTGTCCTTTTTAAAATAGTCTATATGGCCAGTTGTCTTCTTATCACAGATAACATATTCATCACCAATCTGCATTATATCGTCCACAGAACCATATATTATATCTAGTTGCCGAGGGTCGTCTTTTGGAATTTGTACGGCTTCTGCATAAGTTAAACTTTTATCATTGATAAAATCGTATGCTAAAAACACTTCATGTAAACTACAGTTTGTCATATAACTATTACTGTGTACAAGTTGACCGAAGTAAAGAGACCTTATATCTTCTGTTGTTCCTCCTGAAGTTGGTTCCAGTTTATTATATACAACAAGGCGAGGGCATTCTTTTAATAAATCTGATACATGTATGATACCTAGACGCTCAGTTTCCATTGATTTTATTTGTGATTTACGAAATGCAAAATATATGTTATCTTCTATTTGTGACTTGTTTAGCATATTATAAATCATTCTTTGGATTATTTATACCTTTCTTATCATCTTTCCACTCTGCGTAAGGTCCGTTTTGGTCTACATAATGAAGGAATATCTGTGCTTGATGTTCTCCTTCAAATGGATAACGCCAATGAGATAAATCACACCCACGATATATAAGGGCATCACCCGCCTCAAGTTTGGCTTCTACCTTATCATCATTCTTATCTCTAATGAATATTGGCCAGGTTTCTCCTTCTCCATGTCCTAAACATAATGTAACACTTATTTCACATGATGGCCTATCTACATGCGATGCTAATATGTCTCCATTCTTGTATACTCTACAATAACTATATGTTTTAAATAATTTTAACCCTGTATGTTTTTCCATTATTGGAAGAATTTTTTCATGTAAATCATCCATTCCTTGTAAACTATAAAATGAAGGAGTATTTGGTACTTGGTCATCATTATTCCATGGTTTTTCTTTTGATGCAGTCATTATAACATCATAAAATGGCTTAACGTCTATTACATTACGGATTATTAATACACCATTTTTTTTAAACGATTCCAATCCAAATATTAGAGGAAAATCTTCCACTACCCCAATCTTTAGGTGATTTTGTTGCTAAAACTCTATGTGCAACATTACCAGCAAAAACAAGACCCATATTATTTTCTGGTATTATGGTTATTATTTCTGCATTTTTATCTAATACTATACCATCATTTATGGGTGAATTAGTCAATTGTATTTCCCCACCAGTCCATTTCTTTGGATCTTTAAAGAAATAATAAACAAGGGTTATAAATCTAGACCTGTCACCTAGTTTATCTACATGAAAATCATATTTTTGACCAGAATAACCATATCTACTTACTTGTGTTTCATGTTTATTAGTTAAACTAAAATCTGCTAAGGGATAAGGTGAGGATGACATTATAGACTTAAACATCATATCATTAAACAACTTATCTAAGTTTATTAATAAATCAGAACCCGTTCGGAAGTTCTTAAAATATTCATCATAATATATTACATGATTAGTTCTAAAATCTTTCTTTGGAACATGCCCCACCGTTGTTGCCACTTTAAAATCCTTTTCTAGACTTATGGCTTCATCTAAAATCTTCTTGTTTACCTTCTCAGAGAATAAATTTTTTAGTTTTAAACAAAAAACTGGTCTACTTATTACTTCTACATCCATAGGATTACATAATTAATGATATATATAAATCTATTTAATTATTCCATTACTTATTCTTATTTTTATTACTTCATTTTCCATATATTCTGATAATTCTGCCCTCTTTTCCATTAGTTTAACTTTGAGGTTATATATTATAATTGGTTGTGATAGTGGATTTTTATCTGGAGATATGGATTCTAACCCCTCAATTTCTTTTTTTAGGAATAAACAATGGTCTAGTTTCTCTATCATCATTTTTTCAAATTCTTCTGTTATCATATACTTACCTTTAATATTAATCCTGTTCCAGGTGCTGCACTTCCTGAGTTACCTGCAGTTGTATTTCTCCCTCCAGCACCACCAGAAGCTGCTGGATTTGTTGGTCCTCCAGGACTTCCAGTGCTTGCAGCCGGAGCAGTTGTACCTGCTGCTCCTGCACCTCCTGGATTTACAGTAATGGTTGCACCGTTATCAGTTAAAGATTTATAATATAATATTATTACTCCTCCTCCGCCACCTCCACCGCCAGCACCTGGTCTTCCAGCTCCTCCTCCACCACTTCCTCCAGCTGCATTAGCCGTTGGATTTGTTGTACCTCCATTTCCACCATTTGCTGCATTTCCTCCAGTACCTCCAATTGCTCCATTTGATGATAGTGTTGTTCCTGACGCTAATACTATAGTTCTAGCAACAATACATAATGTGCCTCCTCCAGCACCACCTGGACCACCTCCACCACCACCGCCACCTCCGGCTCCTCCTCCAGAACCTCCTGCTGCCGGGGCCGGACCTCCGTTTCCACCTGTACCTCCTGGTGTACCTCCTGGTCCTGCTGTTCCTGCGGTTCCAGATGAACCCCCAGTACCTCCAGTACCAGCTCCACTGGCACCTCCACCGCCACCTGCTCCGCCACCGCCACCGCCACCTCCGGCTCCTGTTATATTATCAACTGTACCAAGATATGTTATTATATTATGAATTTTTAGACTCGTTGTTGTAGCAGCTCCTCCAGAACCTGGTCCTGCACCTACATTTCCTGCACCACCTGTACCACCAGCATTTGCTGCTGTTGCTCCTCCTCCACCTCCTCCAGAAGAACCCTGACCTGTTCCGTTTCCACCAGCTCCTCCAGCACCGTTGGGTGTGGCTCCTGGAGTTCCACCAGAACCAGCTGCTGGTGTAGATGATAGACCACCAGCACCACCAGCACTTGATAATGTACTAGAAGATGAACCAGCTGAACCTGCAACCGCCCCAGCCGGAGCAGTTGTACCTGCTGCTCCTGCCGCTAATGCTACACCTGCAGCTCCAGCTCCTCCAGGACCTCCAGTTCCCCCTGAACCTCCTGAACCACCTTTACCATTCGTATGTATTGTTCCTGTTCCATTCATGGTTAAAGTTCTCTTAACAAATATTATAAATGGTGAGTTTGCTTGTAGTATATGACCCGTATTTATAGTTAAATTATTATAAAATTTCATATTTGCTGTTCCGAAATCAGAGTTTCCAGATGTACTTAAATCCCCATCTGACCCATCACCAAATGCTGATTCGAATGATACAGCTGTTGTAATAACTCCTACATAATCAACGCTTGTAACATCAACCGTATTTGTTATTGCTCTACCTATTAATACAGAATCTGCCGGTAGTACTCCTGTGGTGTTAAATGTAAATGCACATGATTCTGCTTCTCCAGCGTTCCTTGTAAATTGAAAATAAATATAATTTGTACTACTTGCAGTAAGCCCCGCTAGATTAAATATTGCATCATTGTTTAAATAAAGTCCTTTACATCTAGCCACTCCAACAGCAATATCTGTATCAAGTCCAGTTCCTGTTCCAAGAGTTAGACCACTTACTACATAATCATTAAGGAATGCGAAATATTTTTCCCAATCAGAGGAAGCTACAAGTTTTGCTGATATTGTATCTGTTCTTGGTATTATTACTCTAGCCATTCATTTCACCTATAAAGACAGTTGCCACTCAACTATCGCCCTCTTAGAAGAAGTTTTAACAAATGGTGTACCGTCAACCTGTCTTGCCCATAAAAGTGGGGAACCCTGATTATCCCTAATACCTAACTCATTCCATGTCCAATTAGCAACAGAATATCCAAAATCAGAACTTACAAACAATGTAGGTCTAACATATACTTTATCTGATGCCGCCACGGTTTGCCATAATTTATTAGTGGAAGCCAATAAGTCTGTATCTGTAGCGCCGGCTGCGGTGGCACTATCTCCAACTCCTACATCATTAGCATAACCTCCTCCTGATATGTTACCTAAATATTTAAGTATGGAATCTTTTCCCACGTTAACAACGAGGTTTTTAATGAGTTTTTCTCCTATTTTATGCTCTACTCCGTTCTCGTCTTTCTCGAACATTATTATTTTAACATGACCATTTAGTGGAATGACTTCATTAGGCAAAGACATATATTACCTTTATAAAAGGCTCTTATAAAAGATTTTCTATGCTGTATAAATTACTCTTGATGAGTAAAATGAACCTTTTATATTGTTAACCAAATCTGTTACTTCTGCAGATGATATTGACCTACTATATATGCGTAATTCATCTAATTGTCCTGTATATTGAGTTGTTCCCGACCCATCTTGTCCCATTCTTACGGCTGTTGCGTTTGTTACTGTTCCTGTCATGGCTAGGGCAGTTCCATTTGTTACCGTTCCATCTACATAAATATACATTCCTGAGCGGTTGGAAGTACCATCGAATGTACATGTTACTAAATGCCAAGAACCATTGGCTAGTGTTGTTTGTGATGAAGTTACGGCATATTGTGTGGTACCGTTTGAAATTTCGAAAAGTATGGCATTGGTAGCGGTAGTAGATGCTGCCCACCCTGCAGTTACGCTTGACACTGTTGATTTCTTTGTTATGAGTGATTTTATAGTTCCCGTGGTAGATGATTTCATCCAGAATGATACTGTGAAGGGAGATGTTATGGCAAAATCAAAGCTAGCTTCGTTTGCCAACTCTACTCTGTTTATAAATGAACCAGCGGCGAAATCTCCTGCATATCCTCCAACGGCGTGAGTTGCCAAGACATATATCTCTGTACCTGTTACTGTTCCATGATTTGTTCCATAGTGGTCATATGTATTTTGTCCCATATCTATATGTGATAGGAAACTTGTTTTAGATATTACATCGGCATTATATGTAGCCTGATATACTTCTGTGGTGTCTACTACATCTGCTAATGATAATGTCTCCGCCGGGGATTCCTGTACTACAAGGTCTACGGTATCTGTAAGACCTAAAATTTCTTCTGGAGATTTATATTCGCTTAATTCTTTTACCTGTGATATGGCATGTTCTAGGTCGTGAATTTTTTCAGTTGTCATCTTATCAAACTCTAATTGGTCAAATGAGTATTCTCCTAGGTTTGTTAGTGTTTTTCCCTCTGGGTATTTAAACGTAATACTCTTAATTACGAATGCTGTATTAATATTCTTGAGTGAGTTTTTCACTATTACTGTTTTATTTATATCTAATAGAGTAACAAGTGTAGGTATTTCGGCCTTTATTTTTGACTTTATATCTTTAAATTTACCCAAATATCCCTGAACATACCTCACTCCATCCAACCTGTTTTTAATCCATGAAGCAACTAATCTCTTTGCATGTAGTCCATTTAGAGCTATACTTGATGGTTTAGTTCCCTTTATTATGAGTGGTTTTTCAAATTCATATTCAACTTTTATATTGTTTGTTCCTGCTGCTGGGGCTACTACAAATGTTACAGTTCTTGTTAATGTATCAAATGTATAATCTATTTCTGGTGTTTTTTGTATTCCTATAGGATGCTCCACCCTCATACTTATTGGTGGGTCTGTTAATGTGAAAACTTTTTGTGAACCATTTCCATCAAACTGGTCTTCTATCTGCCTATAAATTACATTTGCTCCTATAACTGTTAATTCATTGACAATTTCTGTATCATCTGCAGTGTTATCGTTAATTATTGCGTTTTTTCCCTGTTGGAGTGTTATTCCTGATGCCTCTATTTCATTTTCTTCTAGATGAAAATCTCCCCAGGGAGTAACATGAAAGGATTTGTTCATTATTGCAGCCAAATCTCTTACAATATCTATTACTTTTCCATCTGCTACATATGTTGTCATTGTTAGTCCCGATGGAAGACCAAATGAAAAGAACCTAAAATCGGTAAATTTTCTAATTATGTTTTCCACTATGTATTCTGGTGTTCTATTTTGATAAATCTCTCCTCTTACTTCAGTATTTCCCAGACCAGACCCAATGCTTTCTATTATTGCTGTTTTGGAAAAGCTTTTTTTATCTATTTTAGTAATATTTCCTCCCAACCACATTATTTGTATGGGTGGTTTCTTTAGACCAAGTCTTGGTATTTCCAAGGAAGATAAAACTCTACTATATATCCTCACACCATCTACATATCCTATAAATTTATCACTTCCATCACCCCCTGAGCCTATAAATGGATTAATTGAGTTCAAAATAGAGCCGGTCATTCCTAATGCTGACCCAGTAGAAACTAGAGAGCCATCTACATATATCTTCATTCCGTTTTGGTTTGATAGTCCATCGAATGTGCATATAACATGATGCCATGAACCATCAAGTATGCTTGTTGTGTATGTAACAGAATACTGTGTCGCGCTGGCATTATGAAAACTAAATATTAAATGATTAGATGTGTTGAAACGTACATCATATCCAGCACTTGTGTCTGTATTCTTTTTAGAAATAACCTTTTGTGCCACACCAACAGTTGATGATTTTATAAAGAATCCTATAGAAAATGTATTAATTATGTCAAAATCAAATGGTGTTTCATTTTGTAGTTTTATGGAATATATACCATCTAAATTTAAAGCATCTCCAGAGAACTCTCCTGTTACAAATCTTAAATATCCCTCATGATATAACGCTGTAACCTCTTCTGCAGTCAACTGTTTTCTAAATATATATGCATTATCCATATCTCCAGTGTATTTGTTAGAAGCGTCTTGGAAAGCTCCCACAGTAACTACTACGGAATTAAGTATTGATGCTGCTAACGTATTTGTGTTTGTTACGGTTGCAGATATAACATTATCTATATAGAATACTACTCCGGCAGCAAGGCTTAATCCATCATATGTTACAACTACATGATGCCAGGCATTATCATTTATTGATGCCGTTGATTCTACATCTAGTGTGTTTGTACCACTATAAAGAACAAACTGTGCTTTACCTGTTGATTTTAATCTTAAATCCCACCCGGCGGTGGCAGAAGTTGTCTTTTTTGTTATCAGTCCATTAGTAGCTGCTGCTGAAGTTTTAACCCATAATGATAATGATATTTTATCTGTTCGTTCAAAATCGTAGTTGGCCTCATCACTTAGGGCAAGATAATCTGTAGAGCCATCAAATGTACCAGAGTATGTTCCAACCTTTCCTGTACCAAATACTATTGTACCATTGGTGGTAACAGTTGTACATGGTGTATCTCCAGTATCTTGTGTATTGTTTTCAAAGTCAAATTTTGATATACATAGTGGTATCTTGACAGAACCATACCCATTGTTATTTTGACCACTTTCATCTACAATATCATTTTCAAATCCTAAATACGTCTTAAGACCATTCATATCTACTAGGTCATGGTGATATGTAATTTCATCATGTATTGAGGCATCTATATCGGCTGGTAATTCTATGGTTCCTTGGTCTACTGCTCTATCACCTTCCATTGTTATTTCAGTAGAGAGAACTTTTATATCAACACCATTTTTAAATACTTTTACTTGTGACATTATTCTACATCTTCTACTGATATTATATTGTCGCCTATGGCCAAATCCATGTTTGCTGTAAACACTACAGGAGATGTACCTGTAAGATTAAATGATAGATTTTTAATTGTTCCCATTCTTTTAAATGCCGTTGTATTAGCAAATTTCTTATTTTCTGTTGGTGCTCCCACAGTATAATTATTATCAGTCTTAAAAGGTGGTTGCGGTGCGTTGAATGCAGGAGCCGATGAATCATCTATTGCATTTGGTCCTGAGTTTTCTACTCCTATAAATATATGGTATCGTGCATTAATATCTCTCGGTACAAACTCATTCATTAATATCTTCATTTGGTCATTAACAGTAAATATTCTCTTTCCAGATGCAAGTGCTGGAGGATATACCGGTATACCAAAGGCGGGAACTGCCGTTATAGATGTGTTTGTTGTTCCATCTTCTGAAAATATCATTGTATTAGCTGGTTCTACATCTATATCTGATATTATCCACGATAGAGCTATATTTGTTACATTTCCCATTATTTTTACCAATATCTGTGATTGGTCTTCTGATAAAGGTAAAGGAAATTCTGTTACGGCAGAGTTCTGTGTTATTGATAGACTTTCTATATTTCTTATTCTATATGTTAATGGTACTATTTCTATAGGTCTTACTGTGAATCCTGTAACCGGGTCAGCTGCTTGTGCCCCCTGAACTTTTCTTATTGCTATTCCTGCCATGTCTAAATAATACCCTTCCTACTGGTGGAGTCTCTAATCCACATCATTATTCTTCTTTTCAAGTCTTCTATATCAACCTCTTTTGCTACTTTATCTATATTAATATTAAGTGTAAAGTATTGGTCTCCTTTTCTTCTCATATAATCTGATTCATGTCCTCTCCACATAGGTGATATTCTCTCCGGTCCTTGTTCTCCGAAATTATACCTTGTACCACTTTTACCAATACCAAATATTGGCTCTCTTATTATTCCTCCATGTGCCAGTCCAACTGCTCCTGCTGCCAGCGCCTGTGATTTAGCCAGTTGTAAATCTTTAGCCATGGCTTCTGTACTTTTCCTATATGTAGTTCCAATTCCTCCACTAGAAGAATATACAGTGTCTTCCCATGGAACCTGGCCACCACCATAAAGAACCATTTTTCCTTTATTCTCATTATATCTAACCATCCATTGGTTATACTGGGCTTTTTTTTGCTGATATACTCGAGTTAATTGTGCAATATCTCCAGAACTTTGCTCGGCTGTTTTTATATACTTTCCACTCTCATCAAATTGCATATCTGATACATTTAATTCTCCACTCATTAATTGTTTATATGCCGTTTGACCAAGCATATCTTGTAGTTGTTTATTAAAACCTGATGCCTGGTTTGCCATAGCTGTAATTTTTGCTCCACCAAACATACCAGGAACATTACTCCAATCTTGTACTTGTGCTTGAGCAGTTTTATATCTAGAAAGTAGGTCAGAAACTTTTTCTTGTGGAGTCATATTTGGTTTTGGTGCACCCATATTTTGTAACATATCAGATACACCTCCACTCTGTGTACCAGAACCACCACCGGATAAATATTGTCCTGCCCAGGATTGGTCTGCGGCGCTCCCACTTCCGTATTGCATTCCCGGTGCAGAATCATTTGGTCTAAATCTAGCGGCAGCCTTTGCCATATCATCTATTGCATCTTGAGCTTTCTTTATTTGTTCATTTGCTTCTCCCCATGTTATTGTACCAGCTTCAACCTGTTCTATTATTTCTTTCATTTTTTCTTCTGCTACTCCTATGGTTTTTCCCCAAACACCCACTCCCGTATTTGCATTTTCTGTTTTTTTTACTTTTTCTTCTTCTTGTTTTGCAATCATGTCTCTAATGTACTGTCTTTGTGGACTTATTACCTTCTCTCCGGTTCCATATTTTTCGTCATCTTTAATTTGTTGTTCAGTTCTTCCTTCTTTATAATAATCTGGATTTGCATAGTTTTGATATGGAGATATAACACCACCCATAGTTCCTACCGTTGATTTGTACTCCTCAAATGCTTTTAATATTTCATTACGCCTCTTCTCGTTTTCGTTATAATGTGGTTCTTGATATACACCCTCCTTAGCTCCTGTACTTCCACCGGTTATTTTTGAAACTATCTCTATGGTTCCTCGTAATTCATCCATTCTCTTCCTCCACTCCTCTCTTAGTTTTTTACTCTCTTCTGATAATACCCTATCTTCTGGTCTAACTCTAACAGGAGCATTTAATTCTCCCATACCAGGAGGAAGATTTACTGGTTCAGGTCCATTTGGTCCAACAACTGTATTGTTTGCTTCATATGGTTGTATTGGTCCAAGTGGACCTACATTAGGAAATGTGTTTAATCCGAGTTTTTCTTTTAGTTTCTCAACTTCTACAGTAGTATCAGAAATAGCTTGTGCGAAAGGCAAAAGAATAAGAGGAAATCCCTTCTGTGCCCATGACCAGAAATCATCCAGTCCCTTCTGTAATCCTTTGACTAATTCTGCAAAGTTTTTCTTTCCTTCCTCGTTTTTTAATCTCAAATTCTTTGCCTGTTCCTCTGGTGTTAGAGGTTTTACGTTTGGTTCTGGAGGTTGTCCTTTTAATATTCTCTCTATATTTAAAATTGCATTTTCTATCTCCTTTCCAGCTGAGGTTGCTGTCTGTAAAAGTTTATTTTGATATGCCCACTTATAGAATCTTATTCCATATTTTAACATAAGTAATATGAATGGTTTGAATAGAAATCCCATAAAGTCTCCTATTGGTCTTAAGAAGAAGAAAACAGCTTGTTCTAATATTGATAACATTGCCTGTAAAACTGGAGACGAATCTATCAATGCCTTTCCCAATAATGCTAGACCACTCATGGCTCCGGCAATTCCGGCTAGTTTTACTAGTTGTATTCCAGCTCCCTTGTAATTACCTCCTCCCAACTTCTCTTGAAATAGTTTTATTGACTTTGTAAACTGCATTCCAAGGTTTGCAGTTATCATTCTCTTTCCTATAGTTGCTGGGGAAACACCCTCTAGGAATGCCCTCATTATAGTATGTTGTTTTACATAGGCATCTCTAACTTTTAAAATCTCTACCCGTGCTAATTTGTCTGCTTCTATAACTCCTTTTTTAGCCTTTCCCCACGCAGCCCAATCTGTTGTTTTTGATGAACCTCCTCCTCTACCACCAGAAGACGTTCCACCTACTCCTCCCTCTGCACCTACACCAATACCAGCCTTCTTTAATCCTTGTTGTATCTTCTTAACAAATTCGTCTACATCAATATCAATTTTTAATTTATACTCATCTTGACCAGCCATATATAAATGATAAATCTAGGACTTAATATTGTTTATTTGAAGGTGTGTACTTTCTTTGGTTTTGCAGGACTAAATTGTTCTTTAGCCATTGCCAACACTAACCTTAGATATTTGCTTGGTTGTCTATCAACGGTGGATTTATCCCATCCAAAGAGGGTGGCACAGGCTGTGTAAACTGAATATTCGATGCTATCTCCTCCTCCGAGCCTAAGAAGCTCTTCATCCAATCCCCTAGTGAATCTACTAAAGGGTATTCTTTCATGACCTCCGTCACGATTTTATTCATTGCTTTTCTTGGAACATCTCTTACTAGAGTTATATCTGTTATAGTAAAAGGTGCTTTTTTTAATACTGCCATAAGAACTCCTATCCTATATGATGCCATATCAATTTTTGGTTTTGTAATATCTGAAATGTCTACGGTTCTTTTTATTATTGATTCCATCATTCCAAAAGATATATCATCTTCAAACTCTACTGTTTCTTTTGCACCCTTCCAATCTACTTCTATGGTTTTAATTGCCATATAAAATATATAGAATAAGTTTGTATATAAATGTTTCTACGCTGGTTCTGTTACTGTATCTGTTATTGCTTCTACTGTAATTCCCCTGGCTTGGAAGGGTATGTCTTCAAATATTGGTTCATTTGGTTCAATGCTTACAGAGTGTTCATCTAATACTACACCGGTTAGTTTGAATGTAATTGCCCTCTTTGCAGTTGTAGCTAGACCGTTATCAAATGTTAGTGTTAACGTTGCTCCTTCGGCTGATAGTGCCTGTGAGTTTGCTCCAATCTGTGCATAAATCCAGTTTAACATATCCATTGTGGTTCCTGCCGGTGTTACGTCTGGTGAATCCGCTCTATCTGCCATTGAAAGTGAAAATCGTCCAGTGAGTTCAAATAATTTTCTATATGCTCCTACTGGTTGATTTCCAGTTGGATTTGCTCCTCCCGTTCCTACACTATAAAGTAATTCTGCATTAGTGTTAAGTGTTAGGTCTATGGATTGTACTTCTGCCAAAACTCTTTCTGTACCGGTTGGTGTAGTTACTTGTAGTTTACCATAGGCAAATGTATAGGGAAATGATATGTTATCAGTTGGTGGTGTTGTATCTATTGCCTGTGTACTATCTTCTGTACCATATGCTATATCTGCAGTGCATCTTACAACATCTCCCACTGGTGCTGATAATGTTATTGATTTTAAAACTGACCCCTTTCCAACTCTAACAGAATCTATTGTTGCTTGGTCATGAGCAATTTCTAATGAGAATGATGGCATTAATTTTGTTGATATGGAATAAATTATTGGTGCTGCTATGGTTCCTCCTCCTGTAGAGGGAGTTCTTGTATCAAATATCATTTTCAACCACCATGGGTTTGAAAGTACAAATGCTATTGAAACGTCTGCTCTTGCTTGACCAAATGCATATCTAAGTGGAAAAACGGTATTAAGTTCTGAAAGCACAATCTTGTTATTAGTATAAGTTACAGAGGATGCTTTTTGTTCTAATCCGAACACATTATCGCGTGTAGCCGCCAGAGAGCCATATGTAGCTTCATAACCCCATTTAATATAACCAAACGCACCGGTTCGAACCATAATATAAACCTATAACCTTTTGCTTAATATAGTTTACGTGGGGTCTAATTTACGATAAGTAACATCCAGCGTATGTCTGAACATATTTCTATAGTCTACATTATATGATTTAGAATATCCCAACAAAACATCTATAAAACCGGTTGGTGCCCTTCTTATGTTTAATTTTACTATTCTTGCTATCTCCTTAACTACTTGTTCATGTCTTGTCATCTCAGTAAATGTTCTAATGTCTATTAGAATTGGAATGTGATGTAGATGGTTTAGACCATATAATGCAAAATATTGTATGAATTCATCTAAAGGTGTTAAAATTATCTCGTCTGTATTGTCGTCTATAAGTCCTACTGCTTTTACTATCCATGCTTCTCTTATATTAGGTACTGCCCCACCCTGACCAGTTCCATTCCAGTCTGTCGTGAGCATTGTCTTAAGGTCATCTACTGCGTCATACATTGCTACTGCCATTATAGTCTAAACCTCGATAAAACTCGTCTAGCAAACCATGTGGGGTCTATTCCTTTATCTTTAATCTTATTCATTATCTTCCAAGTAATATCGGTTATTTGATTTTCTGTTAGTCTCTTTCCAGCCTCTTTTACATACATTACCCAATCTCGTATTTTATTGAATGGTGGATATTCCCCCGCAACTCTCCCTGCATCCAACACTGCTATACCCCAATCGGTACTTCCTACTAATTTATTTTCTTTATCATACACGATTTTATCTAATGTGTTTATATATTCTCCAGATGAACTGGATCTATCATATCCCACTATTCTAAGTTCTGTTTTGAGTTCTCCTGCAAGATTTGTTCCCACCTTATCTAGAAGATGTTCTGTAAGTTTTTCTTTTTCTCCGCGAGCAAGTTTGAACATATCAAATCACGTATACTTCCTCTCTGTTCTTGATATGTGTTTCTGCATCGAATTTCCATCTATCCATTGATTCATGGTATTTTATCTGTCCTCCTCCAGGTATTATGTCCATTTTAAAACTGGATGCTAGAAGGTCTATACTTGTAAGTTTAATACATGCATCTTTTATATCGCCGGGGACAACAGTATCACCATATCTATAAGTTATTCTAATACGTCCTTTTCTCATTATAGTGAAAAGCACTCCACGCACATATAATTTCCCTCTTACTTTATCTAGTTTATAATTTGTAGTATCTGATGTAACATCCTGATAACTATCTCCATTCCATAACTCTATTTTATCCCCTGACCCAGCACTTATATCTAATATTCTTCTATGATGTAAAAATATTGGTGTTCCCCACCCATATGTATAAATTAATCCAAGGTCATGTTCTTCTTCTGTTATTATTGTCGATCTCCAAGCATGACCAGTTCTTCTATCTATAATGTCTTCCTGTCTGTTAATTATTGACTCAACTTGTGTTGTTGTGGGATTTGTAGAACCTGATATTGTAACCCTAAGAAAACTAGCAATATCTGAAGCTTGACAATAGGTCGTTACCATGATAAAATAATATATAGTTTGCTATTTAATGATTATTCCCAAACCACTAGATAACTTCCGCCTACTACATGGTCTGCAAAAATTCCCGTACTAAATGGCTTGTTAAGATAGGGAAGTTGCTGTACGCCTTCTCCCTCAATTGTAAGTATTATAGGGGCGGCTACTGTTGTACCGTCTCTTAAATTAAGAAGAGAGCCTCCTGCCCCGGATTTAGTGACATAAACGGCTTTTACTATACCGTGACCATTTTTTAATAATAAATCGGCCGTTACACTTCTAGCCTCATTAACCATTCCTACCATGTTACAAAATCAACCCCGAGGTTTCCATAATATATACCTTCTGCTAGTGTGATTAATATAGTTTCCTAAAAAGAAAAGGAAGCTCGCTAGGTCTATATACCAACTACGAGAAATTCAAATGTTTTGTTTTGTGTTATTGTTGAAGCGTTTACGACTTCTATTAATGGTACAGAGGCACCGTTAGAGCCATACATCAGTATTTTACTATTTACCTTATCGTATTGGAATACGACAGCTAAATCAGTATATGCTGGTATTGCAGCTACTATGGTACTTATCCTACCGTCAGCTTTGAGGTTTGCAACAACTCCGTTTGTGACGTAGTTATCTGAAGCACCAAAAACCACTTTTACTGTGTATATCTTATACTTGCTTGTTAGAAGTGATTGTATACTCAGGTTTTTGTTTACACCTCGACTTGTCCAGTCTGTGACGCTTATAGTTAAAGCCATATATAATATTTAATATGTTTGTTTATAAAGATTCAGTCAGTTCCTAATCCAAACTCAAATGTTCCAGAATGTTCGTATAGGTCTATATTATTGAATTTTTCTGAATATTCTTTTCCCGCCTGTAATCTTATTAATTTTTCTACTTTTTCCCACGCATCATCTGGTATTAGTTTCAAGATTTCATCGGTGGTCATTTTAATAGAAAACCATTTACTTTCTAATTCCATAATACAATCATAATAGTTCCTTTATATAAACGTTATTAAAAAGTTCGGGGCAATTCTACCGTAAGAATTGTTAATTGTTTTAGAGTTTTATATCTCTGATTTTCCCTTGAGATTTGAAGTGTCTGCACACTGTTTCTCCCATCGTTCTGAACACTCCCTTTTCAGTGAATGCGTCATTGATGAATGGGTATCCTGGTGTACGTCTTGTTGCTTCGTAGTATTCTGTTGGAATTGCTATTTGTATACCAATTCTTGGGTATCCATATCCTTCTGCATCAGATGTATCCAATGCGAATAGTCTACCAAGTTCTACTGTGTCAGCAGAGTTCTTTGGTGCATCCTTTGTTGGGATGAATGGTACGCCGTAAATTGCGTCTACATGAATTCCTACTCCTGTGCCTTTGAATGTTTGAATTCCGTTTACATCGATTTGTACTAGGGCCTCTCCGTATGGATTTCCAATACGAACTGAGGGCATATACAATCCTTGTATTTCAGAATAAACTTCGTGCGAACCTAAGAATACGTTTGGGTCTTTACCTGCTGCAATTCTAATCTTTCGTAAGAAAGAACGAATTGTGTCATCGGTTAGAACACCGTTAGTTCCTATAGTTCCGCTGGCTGAATCTACTGTACTATCATAGGTCGTCACTGCATCTCTATCAACTTTAAACCATGGGTCTGCCCAATCAGTTCCTGCTAAGACGGTATCATAGTAGTCTGCCTCCGCTTTCGCAGATACAATTCTATCTAATGTTTCCCAATCGTTGTAGGGTGATGCTCTAGTACCACCAGTTGTGGTTGCGCCGTTTTCTACGTCCGCTAGTAACATCCTGTTTAGGTTTTCTTTGTGTTGCACAGCCATATACAATCGTAGTGAACCAAGTCCACCCCAAATGTCGTCTCTGCTGTGAGTTGCTAACCATTCCATCACTTCTGATGCACTAAATGGTAATTGTGCCGTTTTTGGTCGGAGATCAATTTCCTCTAGTGTTGGTTTTACAGTGTCTTGTATTATGCCGCCTTCAACAGTACCACCTAATGTGGAACCGCCTACTGCAGCCAATGTTGCTCTTGCCGTAATAATTCTCCATCCGCTTTTATCCCAAGGATATTTTGGAAGGATTCCGAAGGCGTTTGCCTCTAAGTTAAGCTGAGCCCATGCATAAGCACCATATATGGCGTTGAAAACGCCTGTAGTGGATGTTAAGATTGGAGCATCTGCTTTTCGGAGTAAATTACGGTTGTGACCATAGTACAATGCTTCTAATTCTTCGATTCTAGTAATTTTGCCTGCCATGTCTAGTACAACCTCTCTTCCTCAGACGGAGTGTAATACTTGCCGCTGATGATATTTTTTGCTACAATACTTAGGCCTTCATGTCCAAGTGCACGTGCGTCATTCAGTACTTCTGAATAATCAGCACCTACAGACTTGTTCACATTCTCTGGAGCAGAGCTTGGTCTTGGAGTCTCAGTTGTGAAACTGGTACCCAGTGCCTTCTCTTGCATTTTGAGTCCTGTTGGGTCCGTAGAATTTTCGTTCTTCGGGTCGGAATCTCTAATGCTTGCTTGCTGAGAATTGCTTTGGTATGTATCTGGTACTTTAACTTTAGCACCTATATCTTCCTTATCATCCGTTGCCGGTTTGATAGGTAAGTTAGTTGGTGTTTCCAGTGCTTTGATTTTATCTTCTACAGTTTTTAGGCTGGTTGAAAATGCATCAATCTTGGCATCGGTCTTTTTCAAAGTATCAGCGATTGCTGACAGTGTGGCTGATATAGAATCTACTGGAGTAACAGTCTTTTCTTCTGTTTTCTCAATAGGTTTTTGTTCTGTGTTTTCAGTCATGCCGTTATTTATATGTTTCGCATCTGTATTTATATATATTTTGTTTTTTTCCTCTTTTTTGGGCTCTTTTTCCTCAGTAATTTGAGCTGAATCATTTTCTGGAGTGTTTCCTTGTCTTGATGTGTCATATCCTGAACCAGTTCTTACTCCTCCCTGTAATTGTGATAAATCTTTCTTTTTAGTTGCATCGTCTGAATGTGTATCATCATCTACCTCGCCCACGACTCTATCTTCTGGCTCGTATACATCCTGTGTTCCCACCTGTTCTCCTACTGCAGATATTGTGGTTCCTATCTCTTTTTCTAGGTTTTCTGGTTTTAATTCTTCTGGAAGGTCAGTCCAGTGTAGAGGTCTGGTTAATTCTACCTTTGGAGGTGGTCCTCTTTTAATTACCTGATTATAAATAAATTCTGATACTTCTGATGCTTTTTCTTTCTCCCAACTCCCTATGATTTTTCCCCTTGTTTCTTTGTCATATCCATCACTCTCTAATTGAGAATCCCAATATGACCAATCATGACCTCTTATTGGCTTGTTTAAATTTGTTAGGTTTTCTGCTCCATCTACTAGACCAGCTTTAGCCTCTGGTGTTGAGTCTCTTGGTAATGCGGGTGTAGGGTCTTTAATAGATGATTCTCTATCTTTTTCGTCTTCATCAGTTGTGGCGCTTGCAGACATATTACCTGTAGCATTATCTGAAATTTCCGCCTTTTCTATAATACAACCAAAATTAGTACATCTTATAGTTGCCTTACCATCACCACGGTCTATTAGTTTATCACCCATCATGGCTTTTGCCAGTGGATTTACATCTATTATTAGTGCTAGTGGCACCGCCGGTTCAGCGCAAACAGCTACCTCATAATGTTCCAGGTCTTTGAGAGAATAGGCTATTGTTCCATTGGATTGTTTTACTGGTGTTCTATCTGATTTAGTAGCACCACCAAAACTGAGACCTTTGTATTTACCTGTTTTTATCGCATCCCATATTTGGTCATCTAATTTATAATCTTTAAAAATTTTACCTGTTATTGTTATTGCCGGATATTCTATTTTGTTTTCATCTACAACTGTGGTTTTAGCAAAGTTAATACCTTTACCTACTATGCGATTAGAATGTGTGTCTGTAATTGGGGCCCCCCTGTCCATCCAAATAGGAAGTACTTTCATAAGTTCATCTACAACAGTAATTTCATTTTGACGGTCTACCATTTGTACTGTTAGTATTCCCTCAAAGAAACGCTCCAGAGAATCTTTTGTTGTTAGACTCTTCGTTACAAATGTATTAAAGAATACGTCTGCCATTAAAAGAATTATATAAACTTTACTTATTATAGTTTACTCTAGAGAATAAAAAATTTGGACGGTATATCATTCTTTATTCTATACCTAAAACTCCACCAACAATTACTTTATCTACTGCTGCAACTAGAGCGAATGAACCGGCTGCTGCTGCGACAAATCCTTGTGCTGATGTTATTGCTTCTGGTGTAGTACCTTGTATTGCCTGTGAAATCAGAACTCCTATTCCAAGGATTACTCCCAGGATGATGTCATTTCTCAGTTTCTTTGTTTCGAAACCGTTCCAATCTTCCTCGTTTCTGTGTTTTCTCCATGCACTTAGATAGCCGAAACCAGTCCAGGTAACTCCTGCTGCTACGACTGCTAATATTGGTGCTACTATTGTCTCTAAGACCATATTGATACTGATAAACCCCTTAATTTAAAGTTTTCTAATAATGTTATGAGTGTTATATTACTTTATTGGTATACAGTGGTCTAGTATATCCTTTAGTATATCCCATTTACATTTATGTTCTGTTTCAGACTTTATTGCTTCCATAATCTATTGCTTCCCGAGATATAGAGAGACCTGTAATAATCATTGCAGATATTAATGAAATCAATACTGTTTCTGAGAAAGGTATTCCAGTAGTGTTGTGGAGTAATGCTGTTCCTATATTTATAGATGCTAAAGGGGAGAGAAAAGATACCCCAAAATTTCCCAGGATTCGTGCTATCCTTCTGCGGTGAGAGCATTGAGTCATACATTATAATTCTTTTATAATAAGTTGTTATTTATAGTTTAAGGTATTGGTTTAAGTAGCTTATTCTGAATTAGGTACATTATGGTCATGGGATTTTCCATTATTATTTTTGTGAAATCATCATCAATCATTGTTTTTCCATCAAATTTACCACACTTCCAGCATAAATATACCTGATGTCGTATGTCTGAATATCCCAACATTCTTTTCTTACATTGAGGACACTCATGTGTTGAATTTTCCATGGGATGTATTAACAACATATAAATATAAGTATTTAGTTAGATGTTTTGTGGCTCCATCAATATATGTTTTTGATAGTAAATCTAGTTATTTGTCATATTATGGAGAATATTATAAAGATAAAGAATATTCTTCTCCTTTGACACATATGTATGTGGCTGGGAAGGAACACCACTTTAAACAATTAATAGTTTCTGTTAAAATGAGTAATGTGAAAGACAGACCTTCATTTGCCAGGAGTTTAGTTGTTATATTGGACGGAAGTTCTGTATATGACCATATGGATGGATTATATTTCTCTGTTCCTGAATCACTTCCACTATATTATAACAAAAAAAGTCATAATTTAGAAGTAAAACCACATAAATGGCAATTTTGGAGGGAACCAGAATATCTTAATCATCATATAGATAGATTTATAGGTGAAATACCAGTTGATAAACGAAGTTTTGTAAAGCCTGAAGCATATTATGATGCAGTACGTAATAGGATATGTCTTATACTAGTGTGTTAAAATCTTGAAACATTAACTGCCAATCTTTTCCATGTTTCCTCTTCATTGAAAGCCAAAATGGGTCTACATTATACATACCTCCTCTTCTATTATACTCTTGTAAGATTTTTCTTACTTTAAGATGACAAGACTCACATAATCTGGCATTAATTTGCCAAACATGAAATGTATATGTATTACAAAAGAAACACATACCATAATAATTATATTTAATCTTGGTTAGAATGGCTTCCTTGGCTTTTTTAAGCATGCATGGTTCACATATGTCCACTATTGTTGACCCCACTGACCTGTTTTTGAAACATCCGAAGCAATATCCTTCTTTATAATGATTTACTCTAAGATATTCATTATCTTGATGTTTTTTCCATAATCTTTTAGCATAATCAGACCCTAAAACTACGGGTAGTTCGGTGGGCATTACTCACAATCACATGTTCCTTCTTCGCAGTCACAATCTTCTTCTTTTTCTCCACATTCTTCACATGTGTATTCTATTTTCATATGTATTTTGCTCCTGTTATCTCCCTGCTGACAAATCCTATACACCGGTCTAGTGGTATTCCCGTCTTTTCACTAATCTCTCTTGATAATTCTATTGTGTTTGTATTGTTTTTTATACCTTTTTTAAGTAATTCTTTTATTATGTCAAAGTTTTCTTTTGTAATTGCCTTATACAGTATTCTAGATTCATTGATTTTCATCTTCTGCCTCCTTTATTGCCTTTATCATCTTAATTATATCTTTAATCTTCCTCTTATTTATAACTTTTGTTTTATTTGACTTTATAAGTACAATATTCTCTCTTATTTTTGACTGTTTTATGCTCATATTTTCACTTCCTATAGTTCCTATTTTTGGTTTTGTAACTTCTTGTGTGGTAAACCTGTCTAATATTGAAGGTTTTGTTATTGTTGTACCAAATGCTACTGGCTCATGTACGGCTGTTTCTGATTTTATTATATCACTTAGTCCATCTAATATTATTGTTGGGGAGAAGAATGATAAATCTACTGATTCTACTACATCGGCATGTGTTCCTACATCTGAACTGAAGAATGATTCTATTAGTTCCTGTACTACTGTGTCAGTTTCATGTAATGTTAATGCCCCGGCGACTCTTCTCTTATGATAATATCCTATTCCTGCATTTCCTTGTTTTAGTGGGTCTAAACCTCCATCGGCGGTTAATTTATTTACTAATTCAGACGTATTTAGTGTTTCATTTACATTCTTAATTATTGCTGTAAAGGCTGTTAATATATAATTAAATAATTCAGAAATGTTAAGTGTCTCATTTACATTTTTAGCTATCCCTAATACCTTGTTTGTTAACTCACTATTGTTTATTGTTTCTAATATGTTCCTAACTATACCTAATAGCTTATTTGTTGACTCTCCTACTTGTTCAGTTTCATTAGTGTTTACTGTTATGGCCAGTAGTTTGTTAACCAATTCAGATATTTGTTCATTTTCTCCTATGTTCTTGACTAAAGATAATACCTTGTTTGTTAGTTCTTGAATGTCTTCCGTCTCGTTTAATACTTTGGTTATTGCCAATAGTTTGTTTATTAGTTCTGATATGTTCTCAGGTTCATTTATGTTTCTTATGAACCCAGTTAGTTTATTTGTTAGTTCAGATAGTTGTACTGTTTCCACCCCGACATTTCTCACAATACCCAAAACCTTATCTGTTAATTCTGATATATTTTCGGTTTCATTTGCATTCTTAACTTGACCCAATACTCTGTTAGATAATTCCTGTATATCTTCTATCTCATTTATATTCTTAACAAGACTCAATACACGGTTAACTAGTTCTGATATTTGCTCTTCTTCGTTTACGTTCCTGTTTATTGCTAATAACTTATTAATTAATTCTTGAATGTTTTCTGTTTCGTTTGAAACTCTCACCATATTCATGAGTTTGTTGGTTAGTTCGCTTATATCATCTGTTTCATTAATTATCCTTATTATTCCTAAAATCCTATTTAGTGCTTCTACTATCTGTTCTATTTCATCTACGGTTTTTACTATTCCTAATACCTTATTTGATAATTCCCCTATATTTTCTGTATCTGATACATTTCTAACTAATGCAAGAAGTTTGTTAACTAACTCTGATATGTTTTCTGTTTCTAATATATTTTTTACTAATGCCAGTAGTTTGTTGATTAACTCTGATGTTTCCTCAGTTTCATTGAGGTTTCTAACCACTGCCATTATTTTGTTGTTTAGTTCTGATATATCAACGGTTTCGTTTATTATTCTTATTATTCCCAACAGTCTATTGGTTAATTCTGATGACCGTTCCTCCTCGTTTACTATTTTTATTATTAATGTCCCACCAGATAAAATATAATTTAATGATTCTGTTATTTCTTCTATAGAGTCAACCGGAATTGATTTAAGAGCGTTTTTTAACTCTGATATATTCTCTGTTTCAAGTATATTTTTTATTATACCTAATACTCTATTGGTTAATTCGCTTGAACGTTCCTCTTCGTTTATATTTTTAACAGGTCCAAGTATTTTATTAGATAGTTCACTTGATTGTTCTGTTTCGTTTGTGTTTTTGTTTAAACCTAATATTTTGTTTGTTAGTTCACTGGAACGCTCTTCTTCGTTTGTGTTTTTAGTTATTATTATTCCTATTGACGCCGGAGCAAGTATATAACTGGCGGCATTACTAGTGCCTGTACCATCTGTTGGGTCTGTTGTACCGTCATAGTAAATTGTATTTGTATATGCTGTTGCCATTGATTGAGTTTGGTTTCTCCATAATTCAAACACAAGAACGTCTCCATCTGATATTGTTACATTAGCTCCAGTTACATTATTAACCTCTCCTGTTTCTGAATTATTCCACTCTGTTCCTATTTGTGTTGTTGCATCATATATAAAACCAACAACTGTTGAGCTTGATGGCCTCCAGAAATATATAGACGCCGCCAAAAAGGCATTAGACGCAGCGTTAGATTCCTCTGCGGCTATTGCTATTGTCCATGTTCCAGAACCATATGTTCCTGCAAGTAATGGTTCAGATGTAAAACGTGCATGGTATCCCCGTTCTGCACCACTTGATGCATCTGTGGTTTGTGCTATACTAGTTTGTGAGCTTCCAACCCCTGGTAAAAGAGAAAGTGTCTCTTCTGTACCTGATGCGTTGTCAGCCTGAGTTGATGCAAGGGCTGTTGATTTTTCACCTGTTGTTGGTGTTTTTGCGGCGGTTATATTTCTTAGATAAAATTTAGTTGCCATTATTTACCCACTCTCCTATTAGACCACAATTACATTCATATTCCGGAGTTACTGGACAGTCTAACTCATATAATTTTTTATCGCATATAGACGAATTATTTTTACACTTACCTATCATAATCCAACTTCTATCTCTTATACAATCGTGATATACTATGACATTATGTTGCCTATAAATTATTATTACTGACTTGTCTTGAGTCAGCTCTAAAGTCATGGAGGAAGTTGTACTTGTGTGGAGATTACAACCACTATGGTGGGTGCACTGTTAGGGGAGAATGGTTTTCCCATATATGTCCAGTCTAGGTTTTGAGTTTCTACTGTGTCTTTTCCCTGTGTTTGCATAAATGGTTTTCCCATATATGTCCAGTCTAGGTTTTGAATGTCTTCTTTTTGCGGTAAAACCATGATTACACCTGTGTCACTGATGGGTCAGAATACCATCCAGAATATGTTGTTACACCGTCTGTCGTATAAAACTGTGCCTGTATCTCTACAACACCTTTTTCAGTTGGAGTAAATTGTATTGTAAGTTGTTCCCATGTATTAGCTGCTACTGTCATTGTATCAGAAACATCGGATGAAACTCCAGCCACCTGCCCCCCTTTAATTATTAATTTTCCAACACAGTTTGCATGTGTAGCCCTAAACCAAGCATTTACAGTAACTTGAGCGTTAGCATTACATGCTATATGAATTACTGGTAGATTCATTGCATTTGAGCTTGTAATAGTTGAAGAGGTGGGTTGAAATTTCCATGAATAGTTTGATGAACCATGTAGTTGGTCTGTTGATTTTGATATTAAACTACCTGCACCATTCATATATATTATATCATTATTAAGAGTACCATCATGTTTTTCAGAAAATGTATATGTTTGTATTCCTGTGCCAGTCGTAGTAAATTCATTCGCATTATCTATTGTACAATTTCTCAAAACAACATCAGTAAATGCAAAATTAAATGGACCAGGATCAGAGTTTGTACTCGTTGAATTTATTATTGTTTGTATGCCCCTTGCTCCATCAATCGAATTAATAGAACTAGAGCATCTATCAAATGTACAACTATCTATAAATCCTTGTGTAGAGTTCATACTTATACCAGTTGTACAATTATTTATTGTGTTTGATTTTGCATAAGATTTATTTGAACCAAAAAGTATACCAGTTACACATGATTTTATTTTTGCATTTATAGCTTTACAACCTAGGGCACTAACAAAATTTATACCAGCAGTAGCACAACATAAATAAACACCACCATCAACTGTTGAACTATACGCATTTAGACTAATGCCGTTAGAACATGAAACAGCCCCACAACTTATATATTTTATACGTCTTGCAGAAGTGCTAGCAGACTCAAACCCATTAGTATATCTAGATGTGTATATTTTTTCTAAAGTTACATCATTGTTTGTTGATACCTCAACATATGAACCAACGCCATTTTGACCATCCATATATGTTTCACCTGTTTGTGTTGACATATCTGTTCTATTCCATCCACCAGAATATGTTATTGGTAATACTTCTGTTCCACTCTCTTGAATTGTTTCTGCATCAGCACTAGATGCATTCATGGACCTAATTATTGGTTCTCTTTTATGGGTTGTAACTGTCTCTGATGTTCCAGTATATCCCTTTACAGCGGTTGCTGTCATACTGTTTGAATTTGCAGCTGCTAGAAAAACCCTTGTTCCTGATTTATCTATACTCATTATAGCAAACCATCCATCATCTGTCACATTTTTTCCTATAAGTGATGATAGAGTTAGACTATCTGTAGATGCTTTTGCTTTACCTGCTATTATATTTGATAGTAAAAAAGTCTGTGATCCATTATCAGTATTAACATATAATGCTATGCTTTGTATAGCACTTCCTAAAGCACTTCCTTTATCAATTGTAACACATGCCCACTGTCCGGTTACACCTACATGTGGTATGTTAAATGTATCAACAGCAGTATCGCCTATGGTGTCACTACAAAGTTTTATTGATATGTCACCATATGCACCTATAGTACCACTAGCTAGCCTTATCCATAATGATATTTGTTGATATCCTGAATAATCGGTGGATGCTGGCAGTGCCCAATATGCTGCTTTTCCTGTGGTGAATGCAACGTCTATTACCAGTTGTTCAAAAACATCTCCTTCTTTTAATATAGCATCTGTTGTTACAAGAGAGGATGAAACATTTGCTGATGCTGTCCATGCTGTTCTAGGATTTGTTACATCTCCTCTATTTCCAGTACATGCTATCCATTTAGTTACTGCTGATGCAAGTGTTACTACACTGGCAGTACGTTTTGTACTTGTTCCGGTTGCCCCACCTACACCATTTCCGGTGCTACCAGATAACTCATATGTGTTTGTTGTAACATTTGCTAATGTCCAAGTACCGTTTGCAAATGTGTTTGTTGTATGTCCTGTAATAACTGCTGTGTCACCATTAGAATACCCATGACCATTTTGTGTCACCACGATTGGTGTGGCGTTTGTAGACGACCCTAATGTGGACGATACTGGTGGTTCACCTCCAATCGGTGCATTTGTCCAAACACCAGTCACTCCCAAACTTGTTGCGGTTGGTGATGCCATCATGCGAATTGTATCTCCTGGGGCTGTTCTTGCTGCTGTTGCTCCAGATGTAATTGTCTTCCACCTATTAGTAAATGTAGTGCCATCATTGGAATCATTTCCACCCTCATAATCAAGATAAAAAGTAGCCATTATTTCTCAGCCTCTTCTTTTATTACAGTATTATTATATTCTGTTTGTTTAATGGATATATCTTCCTGTAATCTTGATAATTCATTTTGTTTTTGTTGGATTTCTTGTTCTAGTTTAACACTTTCTGATATATTTACAAATTTAAGATATTCTGATACCTTATCCATTATTTCTGCTTCTGTTGGTGTATGAGTTTGAAATTTTAGAAATCTGCATCCATCTACTCCATCAACAGTGAACATTATCTTTACATATGATGTCTCATTCCAGCTGTTTGGTTGAATCTCAACTATCTGTTTAAATGTTATGGTCATGCCCTCACCCAGTCTTTATTACATCCATCGCAATGAACATTAATCCTACCTCTGTTATTACAATCAGGACATTTATGACAGTGAAAGATTTCCTCTTTAAGATTCGATGACACGTTTTACTTCCTTCCCATCTTTATGAGAAGTCAATACAACGTTTACTTTTTCTGGAAATCTAATTTTATCATTGGGATTACCAGTGGGATTTTTTTGGAATAAACCAACCGAATCTAAGATTTCAAACATCTCCTTATTAGTAATAGGGTGTTTATACATTTTTATACACCGTTCATTAAATGATTTACGAATAGTTTTAGTGTTGAGCTTGAATCTTTGTTAAATGATGTTATAGAGAAATGAGTTAAAAGTTTAGTCGCACCAACTGGTGAGGCGTTATCATGTAAACATCCACCCTGTACCGCTGCATCGTTAAAGTCTCCTGTAGTCCAACTATATGAATATGAAACTGTGTCTATTGTATCTCCGGTATTATCTGCATCACCTGTATCATTTGTTTTTGGATATGTACCAGATATTGTCTTTCTGCTTGCTGTGATTGGTCCAAGAACACTTGTGTATGTATCTCCTTTTGCTGGAGTATCTGCCATGTTTCGTAGTTCGCATCTAGCCTGTAAGAAATTCTCATTGGCTGCTGGAGTCTCTCCTGCACCCTTTTTCGCATAATAAATATCACCGTCATCTGTTACAATATTTGCACCATACATCCAATCTCTAAAAACGTCATTACCTTCTTGTCTTGATAAAACCACCACAACATTATTTCTTGGGTCGTAAGGAGTATATCTATCCAGGTAATTTGGTTGATGGTCTGCCCATGATTGGAATCGTTCATATGCTAAACGTTGCTCATAAGACATGGGTTTTATGGCTATCATATACTAGGTTTAAAACCTCCGTTTATATAAATATATCGTGACATATTAAATCTCCTCGATGTATTTCACACTTTTGACCTCTATAAAGATTATGAATGGTTCTTTGTGCATTTTCCCATCAGATTTACGAATCCATTCGTCATATTTTGCAGGAACAATAACTTCTATTCCTAAATCTTCTGACTTGTTAGGATAAATCTCTTTTGGAGTAGATATTACTTTGGCATAGTTATCTTTTGTTCTCGTGTATTTTGGTGGTGTAGAGTCGTCCTTTAAAGCAGTATAGGCTGTGGCTTCTATATCTTTTATCTTGAATTCTGTGTTGTTTTTAACCTTATAAGTAACTGTTTTTGACGCCCCGGTAAAGAATCTAAAGTCCTTCTCTGTTGGTTCTATTATTTCCAAGTCAGTCATTTCTCTTCTTCCCCATCGTCAAATTCAACTTCATATCCATCTTCATTATCCTTTATAAAGTATTTAGTTTTTGCGGGTTTGATTTTTGGGAGGGCCTTTTCCACAGGATAATATAGTCCATCCTTTACATGCCATCCATCTATTATGATATTTGACTGTTCTAAATCTAATCCATCTATTTTTGTTAGACGTTTAATCCAATATTCTTTAGTATGTCCTCTCATTGGAAGGTCTAAGGCAGTAGACTTTGCACTGGGGTTTATACCACCATCACGTTTAGCTCCTGATGCGGGGTGTCCTTGTCCTACTCCTCCTTCGAATGAGTTTCTCTTCTTCTGTGGTTGACCTTCGAAATCTGATACCTTATCTCTATCTCCAAATTTACCAGGGCCTCTTCCTGCACCTTCCATAGGCATTTGTGAGAATGTTGGTTTCTTTGATACTTTCCACTTTCCTGTGTGTGTGCGTTCCACCTCGAATCCCATCTGTTGAAGCTGCATATGATTTTGTATATCTTGTGCTTGAATTTCTAAATCTCTTAGGTCATCAGTCTCTTCAGATGATTTTAATTTTAAATCCCAATCATTAATATCTAGTTCTTGTGCTAATCTATCAAGAAATGTTCTCTTTAATTCCCGTTGACCCCACTCTATTGTTCTGTTTGATACTGTTAGCTCATATCCCTGGCTTGTTTGGCCTGTATTGTGCTCTCCTACGAAAATTTGTTGGAGACCATATTCAGCCATAATAATCATTCTTAACTCCTTTCTCATTTCCATAAATTCTAATTCTTTAAGAGACCCAGTAAAATCTAACCACTGTGCCATGTTACGCCCACCCTTATCTGATTCAACCATGAGTGGGTGTACCATATATGGGTCTTCTGTTGCCTTCTCTTCTAGTTTATCCCAGGCCTTTTGGAATGTTTCATAGTTCTTTGATGCTACAACCAACAGTCCTCTGGGAGGTCTCATTTTGTCAAAGTATTTCCTAATGTATTCATCCATATGTGATAGAGCCATTGCCTTACTCCATATGGCATATATTGGGCTATATCCATATATTAATCCAGGTTTATATTTACCCGCCTTCCATATAACTTCTCCCTCTCCGTATATTACTCTTTTTGGCTGGGGAAGACCTATACTATATACAGATGATACTTCCATTGTTGCTTTTAATGCCTTTGTATTAGTGCATATCTTTCCTCCCTCAGTAGATGAGCATACTCCAGATGTTAGTCTGGAACTTCTATGTTCAAATCTTGGACACACCCATACAGGATTACGTTTGTCATCATAGCCTATTCTTCCATCAGAGTCTGCAATTATGGCTACCTGTGGAGGGTCTATTCTTAATATTTCTTTAATCTGTGTAGCCTTTTTATTAATCTCTCCTGTTGAATCGTTAATACTATAGTTCTTTAATAAAAGTAGATATCCACCATCAGCAATCTCAAGGTCGCGTTCAACCATACGCATAACATCTTCAATAGTCTGATTGTTAGAGTTAACATATTCGTTTACCAAACTTAAAAGTTTTTTCCTATTCTCTGGTTTTGGTCGTATTAGTTGGTCAGAACCACATTGGTCACATTCTAGGTCATCTTCATCTTCCTCCTTCTGGTTTGTTGTTTTAGGATTTTTATCACCAAATGCCTTGTTTACAGGCTTTTGTGGCTTTGAATCCATGCCTCCATTTGGCTTTGGTTTCCCATTGGAACCTGTAGGCTCTTCACTATCCTTTTCTTCTCCCTTTAAAGGTTTGTACATGAATTCTTTATGACAGTTAGTACACTTGTATTGGAACTTTTCAGCTACATCAAAACCGTTTTTGAACATTTCGCGATTAATAGCTTCAATGGGGATTCTAAGAGCATCTATGTTATCTGCCAACTCATAAATCATTATGAGAGGATATGGAAATATTGGAAGTTTGGCACCTGTGTCTGTAGCCATATATGGCTGCATTATTGCAGGTCTTGATGTGGTTTCAGTATAGAATTTAGCTACCTGACTGTAATTTTTAATAATGTAGCCCAAGTCCTTGAAGGCAGTAAAAACTCCCATATATAATGGTTTGGATACTACTTATTAAATATATCTTATTATATTATTTATTGTATATTTTCTTTTCCTAGGTCTTCAATGAGATTCTCCCGCATTTCATGGAGGGCTTCTAATTCTATATGAAGTTCTTCTATACGTTTGTTTATATCTAATATGTTAAGTGCTATATGTCTTGTCTCTAACGACATACTATATTATAATAAATACCTTTATATATACCTATTGATGTGTACACAAAGCATCTCTATGTTCTGGTGAGCATTGACAAACATGTGTAGAAGATTCTTTCACTACTGATTTTGGTTGTTCGTCTACTAATTTAACTTCTCTTCTCTTCTCTTCTATAGCCATATAACTCTATGATATTAGGCATATTTATTGTTTGTTTGTGGATGTATTATAATAATAAATAAATAAATAAGTAATTACTTAACACCCTCTAAAGAGCTATGAGTTAATTTAATATAATTTATATATGGTATGATATATGTTATAGTGTACTGTAGTGTGAGCTCAAGCACGCCTGCAGGTAGCTAATAGACATCAAGCCTAAGTTTTAAGGTTATGATTGGTCATCATAACAAAGCCGAGGAAGACCGGAGTGGCGACCCGGCGGTACATAATATTAATCTCCACCCACTCTATAGTTTGGCTCTTTCTTTAATACCTTTTTTTGTAATTCTCGTCCTATCTTATCAATCACCTGGCGGTGGCACTTACACCTACAACCTGCATGGGTCATAGTAAATGTGCAGAATTCAGTATGTTCTATATGAGGTTTTATTATTGGTGTTTTTGCTTCAGCCATGTTCTCTGTCATGAACATGTTCCATCACACTGAAGAGTAACATTTGATGGTGTATAGTCTGTATAATTTGTCCATGTTACACCAGTATTACTCGCATGACATAAGCATTCACACACTTTACCAGTAGGAACATGTAGGTGTTCGCATCTTTCACATGTCATTATTATCACTATTGATTTTTCTTTCTCGGTACGTTGCTTGGTCTATCAGAACTAATTACTTCCTTTATGCTATCTGCCAGTGGTGTTCTCTCGTCAGGACCGCTTCCTATTGGTCTTGTGTAGTTGGCATCTACTATCTCTGCCATCTTTTTAATTGGTAGTCCCTCTAATGCTTTAATTGCTGCCCTTTTCTCTTCTCTAGACATGTCACTATTTCTAAGTATATCTCTTACCTGTAAAGCCACTATTTCAGTTGCGGCTCTCAATGGAGCAAATAATGGGTCTGTAGATTTAATCTTTCTATGTTCTACTATGTCATCTGCAATCCTTCTGGCTACTTCACTTGGACGTCCAGTACCTAGTGTTTCTCTAATGATGTCTGCTAGTGGTGTAGTTTCTCCCGGTCCTTTTCCCTCTTTCTTTGAGTAGAACTTTGTTACAAGCTCTGCCATTTTCTTTTGAGGAATTCCAGTTAATGATTTTACCAGTTTTTCCTTTTCTGCACGAGTCAGGTCTTCATTTTTCCATATAGACTTTATTTGAGCTCCTACTGAATCAGTTATTGCTTTCAAAGGTGCAAACAGTGGGTCTGTAGACTTTATATTATTTCGTAATCTTGCCATATGTTATTGTAATACTGCCATAATATAAGTTTATCGAATATATAATATAATAAAAAAATCCACTCCCGTATCGTTTACCAGTGCTTATCTAGAAAGCCTGGAGGGTTTACGATTCCCGATAACTATCTCTAGTCTTGGTTATATATAAATTATAGCATTCTGGGCATATTCCATTAAGAATGGCTGCCCTCTCCTTCCTACACCTAGTACAAAATGACTTAATATTATGCTCTTCCACAACGTTCATATAACATATCATGTATATTATGTTATCTATGTCTATTAATCCTAGAAAGACGAAACCATTAACCAAGGCACAGGTTTTTGGAAAATCAGAATTACTACAAAAACCATATTATAATTCTTTTGCTATAGATAATCTGGGAAAAAATATGTTTAGAATAACTTTACATGATAGTATTTCTGGTTCTAAAAAAGTGGTAGGAGAATATTATATGGAAGAAAATACATCTATTGGCATTTCTGGTGATATATTACGAAGATAAAAAAGCCTAAAACATGTTCACAGAAAAAAGGGCTTTACAATGAAGAAGAATCAAATGAAAAACTACTGCCGTTTACACCTTGGCCTTATCTATTTGGGTCCACCACTGACACTACTGGTATTCCCTACATTATAACAACTGATAATACTACTGGTGCATCAACAACTATACCAACATATGGCATTCCTCGTATTACTTATAAAACATAATTCTCGTGATTACATCTACACTTTACAACCTGACCTTTTTCAGTGTATAGTGTTAGTGAACAAAACTGACATTCTCCTGCATCGCAGGGTGTACATATTCTAGACTTTCTTTCTTTCCGCAATCTCTTCTATCCTTTTATAACATGTAGCACACACATCAAGTTCTCCATATCTCCTAACCTCTACTCCTTCCAAACAAATGTTACAGAACTCTGACACAAACCTTACATACACTATACCTTATATAAACTATATGCCATTTAAATTGTGGTTTGTAGTATTGGTTGCATGTTTCGCGGCGGCAAGCATATTCCTAGATTCCATTCAAAATCTATTCCATTAGTAAAGTTTATATTTATATATATAACATAGATATTTGTCGACACTGCGTTATTTTTTTACAGGATTATGAATGACGAAGTCATAAACAACCACAGAGTACGATGTCCAAAATGTGGAGGAAGGCTTAATCGTAATATCAACCTCACAAGATATTATTTGGTAGACGGCAATAGAGAAATTCACACATTAAGCTGTAAAACATGTCCATGGTGGACCTGGTACTAACTAGGGTAATACAACATCACAATCAAAACAACGTAGTTTTCCCAGGCCTGACTTTTTGTCTAATGATGAATAACATATGGGACACATTTCCACCCTTAGGCATTTCTCTAGTTTTGTTGGAGGCCTAATATATGCCTTTTCTTTTGTACTCTTTAACAAACTCATCAGCAATCTTTTCCAAAACCCTTATGCATCCCGGACATATACAATCGTCATCATTCTTATTATGTAATTTATGTTTTACGTTTTTAAACCAGTCTTTTTGCACTCGTGGTGGTGGTGATGGTTTATCTTTCACATATTCTCAACTCTATATCTGTTATAATGACTTGATTATTACTTATTACATTACTAGAACCTAACGAATAAAATGGCTCTGTCTGTCTGTTTACTTTACACACCTGCAGTCTTCCTTCACTATTTGCCTTTACTATCATATTAATTATATCATTAAATGGCATTATTCCTGATTTTGTCTTTGACACTCCAACCTTTACACTCTTATCCAAACCACAATAGTTACATTTTGTAGTCGTGCTGGGGTTACTCTTATAGTCACACTCATTACACTCCCAGTCTGTGTTTACTTTCGTTCCTGTAAAGTTAATCTTTTTGAGGTATGCTGGCACTACTGTTCCCGTTGTTAATGTTGAATACATATTATTAATAGCCTGATGAGAAATGATATTGTTATAATTAGAACCCATAATATGAGAAAAAACAGAAGTATCATCTGAAGAATGTGAACCTCCTGATGGTCCCATTAGAAAGTCTTTAATACTTTTCATGTTCTCTTCTCTGATAGTATTATATACACCATAACTCCCACAAAACCTATTCCTAATATTAATGTTATTATGTCATACATTGTTCCTAAATAAACTCCATATTGTCATATACAAATCTGCCATATGCTTCGTTGAAAACATATGTTGGTATTTTCTTTGTTCTAATTGAACCATCTGTCATTTTGATATGTTGTGGTGTTCTAGTCATAGTTAAAACATTCTTTCTTA